AAGGAGATTGTTAAGGATATAAGGAGATTGTTAAGGATATAAGGAGATTGTTAAGGATATAAGGAGATTGTTAAGGATATAAGGAGATTGTTAAGGATATAAGGAGATTGTTAAGGATATAAGGAGAATGTAAAGGGATATAAGGAGAATGTAAAGGGATATAAGGAGACGATTGCGTTAGTTTATTTAAATATTCTCAATAGCAAACGTCATCCAATCATTTCTGATTTTGGAAAGTTCTTCAATAATAATTGAGCAATTTTCTTCGAGGAATGTAGAGAATATTTTGGGACTATTAGGATCGCTTACATTCTCTAAAGAAATGCGTAATATCATTAGAGCTTTAAGCGGATGGGGACAAATATAGCCAATATAGGTACATGATATTTTGTCTTTAAACTTATTATTTTCTCTAATAAAATGATTGTGAATATAGGATTGTATAATATTACCAAGCGTGTCATCTTCGTCTTCAATAATAAACTCATAAGTTCCTTCAATATCTTGAAACTGCTGTATTTTCACCTTGTCAGATGATTCGCTATTTAATTCTCTTTTAAGAAGCTCCAGCTTATTAATAATTATGTCTATTGATTTAGATACGAGATATTTGGGGCCGATATTGTGATTGATACTCTCGATATCAAACTTGAATCGCATAGGATCGCCATATTTATTTTTGTAATACGAGCGTTCTTTGTCTAAAATATTAGTCTTTTTATCGGCTTCTTTAGGATCTTGAATATATGAAAAGTTTGAGAGAGATACTGGATTGAATGACGCATTATCACGACCTTTTCTTTTAACGACTTTTGCTTTAAAATGTAGATGTTCGCCAGTACGCAATCGTGTAATTAAGATATGATCGTTTGATATTTTGTTAGCAGGGAAGATATCTTTGAGTTCTTCTTTGCTTATATTTACAGAATTGCGAGTTGCTGTAATATCATCTGTACGAACATCAATAGTCTTATTTGTAATATTCTTAACATTTAATTCAATATGGATGCTGTTATCTTCGTAATTATCTATTTCTTCTTCTTTAAGACAGATTGGGAGAAGACCAATACGATGAATAATAATTTCATTATGAAGAGCGCCATTATTTATTACAATATCCACACTTGGATCGTCGTTCTCTAATTTTTCTCCAATAATACCTGGAATAGGAATATCAGTCAATATAACTCGACGAATCCCATTTATAATAGCGAGATCAATATTATTTATTTCAAAAGTATGACAACCTGAAGGTTCGTCGTAATTGTAATTCTGAAATGTAAGCATTCTTTTATTAATTATATTATATCTATCTTATATATCATTTTTTAATATATTACAAAAAATAAATCAAAATAATTGCCTTCTTATTAGCTAACGCCTAAACCCGGCGAACACGGGGGCGGGGACGGCGAGTAGATGATGATGATGGGCTACGGGCACGGCGAACCGGGGTACGGCGTACTGGCGAACGGCGATGCATACGTCCACCTGTCGATACAGGAATCATGCTGGTTGCGGTACTGGAAGCACCTTGGCTCATCTCTTCAAATTCTTCCATATCACCATCCTCCTCATAACCACCAGAGAATCGATATTTCCTTACAATAGGGCGCTTCTTGGGTGCGGACTTCTTGGGAGCAACCTTCTTGTAGCGACGAGCACCGCCTTTTACGGAAGATCCTGAATGGGGTGCTAATGATTTGGGAAATGCGTTAACCATATCATTAACAGTTAATTGTTCTTTGGAAGAGGGTTGAGCCATGGAATGTGCTGATGGTGGATTATTTGTATATTTAGCTTTTTCTTCTTTAGTCATACTTTTGCCATCAGAATATTCATTAGTAAATTCAGCTATATCTTCAAAGAATCCACCAAGTTGTTTCATTAATCTATTGTGTAAGGCACGTTTATTTACTAAACGCTTGGGCTTGGCCTTAGGCTTGGCAGCGGCACGAAGAGGCTTGCGAACAGGCCTGCGTTTCTTTCCACCGCTTTGAGCAGATTGCGAAGATTGCGAAGATTGTTGTTGTAGGGCATTTTGAAATTGTTGGAAAAGACCAGCCATATATATTAGTATATTCTTTCTATATATACGCGCGATTTTTATTTTAAATTATAAATATAAAAAATAATAAAGGAATAATTTACAAGTTGTTAGATAATAGAGAAGAATTTTAAGATATTAGACTTGTCATAATTGCGAAACACATCGAGGTTCTTGGCGACATTTCGTTGATTGGATTCGAAGCAAAGAATTGAATAAGAGTTTTAATGTTATTAACATCGTTGCACTGGCAGAGATAATGATATACATTTCCCATATTAATCATCTTTGTTTTATAAGTATTTACTTGAAGATTACGCAGTTGTGCTAAATGATACTGAATAATCGGTGGGAACTGTTTATCCATTTCTTTGTTCATTTTATAGCGGTTATAGTCAGGGTAATAGATGGTCGTCGCCTTATAATAGCTATACAGGCTATCCTTGATAGTTGAAATAATTGTATGAATGAGATACGTCGGATCTATTTTTTGTCCATTATTATCTATGGGCAAATTAATATAAGGGTTATAATTAGCGATATAATCCTTGATAGTATACTCAGTCTTATTTTTCATATAGACAGAAAGGATATTCATCCAAACGTTTGGATGACATGGGTCAGTCTCTTCACGATAATTAATAACATCCGTCGAAATCTTATACAACTTAACTTTGTCCGATATAATCTTCTTGACAATTAATCCATAACTGAAATTATTGCTATTAATATGTGCGTATGCCTCTTGAATATTACTGAATGGCAAGGGATATTTAACGCCAATCTCAAGTAAAGAAGGGATGACCGAGGACATAATATCATTCTCTACAAGCGAACAACGATGCTTTGTATTAATGTGAAACATCTCCATATAATTATCTCCGAGCAAACCCGTATAATCGATAATATGCTTATTTTCATGATGAACAATAATAAACTCATACGCCATGTTAGGATCTAAATGTTGTACAAACAAGCCTCTTAGTTTTGAGGAGGTTTCTTCAGTTGTTAATGTGGAAACTTCTTCGGCATCAGCTGTAATATGATGTTTGAAATATTTAAATAGGATTTCATCAAACATGTTGCCATGTTTTTTTGTAGGATGCGAAAACTTTGAACTATTTGCGTCAGGACAGCTCGAAGTCCCAAAGTACCATTCATCCTTATAATTATAGACTGTAATGATTGTTCCGTCATATGCCTCATATATTTTGTCTTCATCAGAATATAATGTAGTGATGTAGTTATTATAATTGATACGCTCTGGGATGGAATTAGCGTATGTCACTACAATATTATTATTACAGTTAAGGCTGAAGTCAAGAACGATACTTCTGCATTGCTCATATAATTCTTTAAAATTATCTACATTATTCCGAATATATGTATTATGAAGTAGGACAATATCGCTGCGTTCCTTAAACTTCTTGACTTTCATCATAGGCCACAAGTGATATTTTTTCAATAGAGAGATCAGACAATTCGCATAACTAATGTTGTTGTCAGCTTCAATATCGCACACCCCGGTAGCTACGCAATTTGATTTGCGCTCTTCATAAAGTTTGAATGTTTCATCAATAAGTTGATAGAGGTTGGTAGGAAATTTAACAGTCGAGCAAATGGAAGTCATGGTGAAATGTGTGGGTATACTTTTGATTGTATAATTACATATCGTGAAGCTCTTATATCAATTTTTATATGTGTAAAGGGAAAAATAATAAATAAATTTATTTTTTATAATACTTATCAAACCATACTTGGCCGACTTGCTTAGATGCCTCTTCGCTTGTTATTCTTTGTTTGATAATTTCATCACGCATAGACAAGAAATACTCTAAGCTTGAATATTCAAACCCTGCTTCCTTTGTTACCATATCAAAAAGCATGGGATATCTTTCTATGAAAAATTTGAATTTATCTTCCTTGCTAATATTTTCGACTGTAGCAGAGTGAGGGCATTTACCCTTATTTTCATGTAGGATTGCCATAATATCTTGAACAATATCATGTATAGCTTTATTATCTAAGCCATCGCTTAGAAAATCAGGTGTTCCGTCGGTGTGTGCTTTCTTATTACATACGGTGCTATCATTACTGGCATTATTCCTTTTTTTATTTGAACTCATTTGTTAGTTAATATAGTTGATTATATGGTTATTTATATTATTTAATCTTTATATTCTTTATAAAAATATATAATGAATTCTTTATTATGAATTCTATAAAGTTTATAAATGTCAAATTTTATTCCTTCTATTGTAATAGAATAATACAAAAATGGGAAATGAATTAATGTATACCGAGTTAGATTATAGCCCTAATGTTCAAGCTCCTGAGCCATTAAAAAATGCTGGGTTATATACTGGTGATGTTTTATTTGATAAGAAACCGTGGGGTAATAACTATGTGATTCCTCGTGTTGAACCTGATGCTGTAGCATATAGCTCGCATTTTTACGCAAGTCATCATATACCGTCTTATACAAGACCAGGTAATAATACCGTTAATAGCGGTAATTATAAAAAATATAATATAGCTGATAATAATACTAATATATATCACTTCGAATGTCATACCAATAATATATAATATATTGTATTCATAGTATTCATAATATTTATAGTATACATAATTAGTTGATTGCTAAAACAGGGACTTGGGGATATGGTGGAGGCAGTAGCAAGGGAGACATCTGAGGTAAAGAAGGCATATTTGTATTAGGAGGAGGCTTCTTAATTACATCTTTGTGTTTTTCGAGAAAGTCGCATATATATTTGTAGGTTTCATTAACTTGTTCGAATGTAATACCACCTGTAATTAATACGCTCCCGCTTTCAAATAAGGCTCCTGTTACCTTTTTACATTCACCAATATTTTGCCCAGTTCCTTTGCCATAGCAATACTTCGGACAAGAGCAGATACCATTCTTATTTTTATTATTAATATTCCAAAAGTATTCAAGCTTTACCCCTTGGTAAATTCCCGGTTGAAAGCTACATTTGTTATTATGCTCGTCATTAATAAATAACTTGTGAATCTCCTTTCGCCTGATTTCAAACCCGTTTTTTAGCTCAGGGTCAGAATAAACTTTGAAGTCTGTATTAATCATCCTAATTTTAAAGTTTTGATATTTTAAATTTAATACATAATCAGGTTCGGGATTAACAATAATGTTTTTGTCAATATTATTATAGATTAGTGTGATATCATTAATAATATGATTAACAATATGCTCAGTATCTTTGATATCCTTGATACCTGTTAATTGAATATTACCGTTTTTGAATATTTTTACATTCGGTATATATTTATCATGAAACTTGTAAATAACTGTTACCTGATTATCAAACCTGTTCTTTTTCATGGTATTCTTCTTGCTCTTTCTCCTCTTTTTAGGATACACTCCCTTAGATGCATCCGTACCATTTTTCATAAATTGTACCCATACAATCCCTTTATCTTCGCCTTCAACAATATTATCAATAACATTAATATTGTCAAATAATATTCCAAGATTTATATTTATATTATTTCCGATGTTTGCGTTACAGGTTATAGTAGAAATTCTATATGGTGAAAAGTATATGTTCGTCATTAGCGCATATATATAAGAATATATGTCTTTATATCAATTTTTATTATATTATTTGGAAACTATTAAACTTAATTTATTATCAATTGTGTTTTTGTGTTTTTTAATACTTTGACTTTGATTATTTTGATTATTGTTATTGCCATGGTTCTGGTTATCCAGTTTAATGTGCATATTGTCAGTAATATTTTTCAAATACGAGGTATTAACTACTTCATAACTAAAATTTGTAGAAATCATAGGAGGAAGATTTAATATATATGTCTTATCATTTGTATAATGACCCTTGCGAAACTCCTCTATTGACATAGGACCATTAAAGATTTTCAGTAAAAATCTTGACGGTGCCGGACGAATAGGGTAAGAGAATCCATAATGTTTGCTTAGCATCTGTATCAGACTGTTGATTTCCCAAACCTTGTCGCTTCCACAGTGTGAGGAGAAATTATAAGCATTCGCACATTCGAGTGAACAAAAGTTTCCAAATAATACATAAGTATCTGTTTTAATATTATATTTATAAGGCATCCCGTAAGTCCTGTTATCAATCGGATGGCAACACCAATAACAGTTATTATTAGAGTTTAAGATCTCTTCTTTGTGAGATACTTTCAAGGAATACTCACTATTACTATTGTCAAATATAATATTATCTTGAATCGTACTATAGGTATTGTTTTCATTTATATAAAAACAGTTTGGTTCATATGGTTCCGGAAACTCCGTAGGTGTATTGTTCTCAGTCATGTTTAACTTATTTATTTGTGTATTTGATAAAGGCAACTGTAATATGATGTCCTCATTATCAACAACTGAGATGTCCTTAATTATTGTATTCATTAAATTCTTTTTCTTCTTCGTATCACTTACATTATCATCTGTCGTTTTTGCTTTTCTAGGCATTTTATAATTTATAAGGGATGTCTTATATTACATATATATGCGTTTATTATTTATATCATTATCTTATATAATATTTTTAACATTATCTTTTTAATTATCTTTATTATTCTACATTATCAAAATAATCCTTAAAGTATGTTATGTTTTTTATTAATGCCGCTGTAGCAGCTGTAGCTTTTGCGGCATCATTCTGAGTTTTATTGTCATTACTGCTTGCGCTGCTTGCGCTGCTTGAGCTACTCGAGCTGTCATTATTAAATTTAACATCATTATGTGGTGATATACATTTCATTTTAATCTCTCTTATTTCATTATTAAGAGAGTTTATAGTATCTATTAAATATTTAATTATGTATCCTGATAATAATATTAGTATTAATACAAGTAAATCCATTCTCTTTTTATTAAAGATGGATATAAAAATTACATAGAGTTTTCCTTACATAGCCAAGTACCTTATTATCTATTCCATATAAGATTACATTCGCCATTAATAACCGAGAATACATTAATAACCCTCGCATATACAATTACATCTAAATTAACCTCTTCTTCTTTAATATAGGCAACTGAGTTTCTTCTCATCAACTCAAATAGATATTTATATTCACTTCTCTTTGTTATATCTTTTATGCTATTACCAATATTATTGATATTAAAATATAATGATGTCTTAGTCATCTGATTATTAAAAGAGCCCGCCGTTATTATTTTTTCAGGAAATAGAGAGAATGAATAACTATATATTCCTGTTCTCGGAACATTCGTATGATACTGATAGGGTTGAATGTTATTATAATAGTACGCTTTTTGATCTTCTCGAATTATAGTATCTGCCCATTTAATTTGCGCACTCTCAAGCAACCCCATAGTTTCATTATATATATGCGAAGCAGTATAGTTGTCATGTATATTAAATTTCTCAGGTATATCTGATCTTCGTAATACCCAAATAATCTCTTTGATGTGATTATAGGCATATTCCAATATAACTGTACCGCCGCTACTTTTAATACTTATTGTTTTGGACGGTTGTTTTTTAACATAATCAACTACATATTTAACAATCCCCTCGTTTTGTAATGAATTCAACCTATAAGTACTATCAAGAAATATATAATTAATATCAAGATAACTTTGTATATAGCATTCATCTGCTATGAAGTTTTCGATTGTTATGGCGTTATTGTTGCTTAATGTCAAACCATATATAGTATTAAAAAAGTCAGGTGATACATATAATTTCAATTTATCACACCATACCTGATATAATTTCTCAATATCATTAAGTTCAATATCAATCTTTATTTCCTGATTTTGTATTTTATATAATGGCAGAGACAGCGAAGGATTTCTCGTAAACCAAAAGTTTAATGGTACTTGTATTATTCTTCCATTTATTGAAGGGTTTCCCGCATTTAATATTTTGTCTTTTGACGGATATATTTTGTTATATAATATATTATTCTTAATAACATACCTCGAATTATTATTATTAGGACTAATATATTCAGGAATATTACCAATCAGCTTATTATATTCTACACCATCCTTGTTGGTTAATTCGTTCCAAATATTCATCCATTCGCCATATATTTCTTCTATCGTGGTTCCTTCAATCCTTACAGTAGCCGTTTTAATAAAATTGTGGCCTACATTATTTACCCATCTAAATCTATGAACATCCGTAGAATATATGTCAGGGAGATTGAATGATAAATAAATATTACTAACTAAATCACCGTAGCGTTTTAACGTGAAAGTCATTAATTTATTACTTGTAGCTTTAGGCAATCTCAGATTAATAGATGAGTTATTCTCTGGATCTTCTCTCTTATTTTCCATAGAAAAATTAACGTGCTTGTTATATACATATTTATAGTAGTTGATACACGGCTTTAAATTAATATAGGAGTCCATTTGCCCTTTTAAAACTAATTGCGTTATACCACCGCCCATAATTACTATGTTATATTATATTGATACTTTAATATTATCTTATATATTTATACTTGATTATACTTTTTTATTCTCATATTTGTTTATAAACTTTGATAAGTTATCGTAAGTTCTTGACATTTCGAATGATTCTATTATTGACGGAGAACTTGCTGAATTTTCAACAATAACAATAGCAGGGAATCCGGTAATTCCTAAGCTATTAACACGTTCTATGTTTTCACTTCTATTATATTTTTTAAGCGATACATTATTAAAGTTGAGCTTATTTAACTTTTCCCATATACCTGATTCGTTAAAATCTATGCAATGCCCGCATGTATCCATATAATAATATTCAACACTATATTTCTTATAGTCGCCAAAGAAGGTCTCTTTTATCATTTCCTTATTCGCAAGTAATATAGCAATTATAAATACTATAGAAATTATAATAATACCTGCTAATGTTATATTACTTGAGCCTTTGCCTTTTCCCATAGTCTTCGAGAAAAAAACCATTCAATCCTAACATTATCATAGATAAATAATTATGATTAGGTTAGGTTATTTCAAGTTATTTTCTCTTTTCTCTTTTCTCTTTTCTCTTTTCTCTTTTCATTATTTAATATATTAAATTATGTTATTAATAATATCACGATTATTATAGTATTTCTTAGAAATCATATCCTTGATATTATCATTATCATGTGTAAAAGTTATAAATGTATAAAAGTTGTCAATATTGTTTGAAATTATGTTATTTAAAAAATCTTCAAATAGATCGTTTTTAATTAAAATGATCCTATGATCCAAAGTATCATAATTGATGTTTGTGATTGAATTAACTACATAGACGCTAAACTCCTTATTTTCTAACAAGTCTTTATATTCTAAAATGTCATCATTACATACTACAATAGTCCTATATATAAGATGAGTTTTATATATATTATCAAGTTCCTCCACAAATTGATTTTTTAAATCTAATTTCATATAATATAGTATATTATATCATACTATATATATATAATTTTTATATCATATATTCATATCATATCATATATATAATTCGAATAATTTCATTAATTCCATTTTGTATATAAGATTATTAAATATATTTAGTATAATAATGGATGATAAAGTAATTAAAATTAATCTATCTATTTTTCAGAATAGATATAACATAGATGTACCTGAAAATATTTTAAATAAAGCAGAAAGTCTTAAAAAATCATGTAGTTGTTTTGATTCATTCTATGACCCTAAAATGATATGGGAAAAAAAGCTAAATAATAAAAAAGATAAGACTATAAATATAGCAAATAACATAGGAACCGCAAATAATAAAGGGAGATTTCATATTATAATCCCTGACTTTTCAGATAATTCAAGCACTAAACGCGCATTAATCGGATATTTGAATAAATTAACAGGCAAAAACAAGGATGTTGTTTGTGAAAAAATAAAGAGTATTATTGATAATAAAACAGCGCAAGCATCGCAAGCAGCGCAAGCATCGCAAGCAGCGCAAGCAGCGCAAGCAGCGCAAGCGGAGGAGCTTTTTTTAATTATATGGTCATATATTAAAGTTACAGATAGTATTGGTGGTGATAACATATATATAAAATTACTTGAATATTTTGATAGCAGATTTTTAGCAGATATTATTGATAAATTATGGAATAGTTATTTAAATAATAAGGAGTGGATACCGCCTAAATTTATTTTTGATAATAATCTATTATTACTTAATAATGAGTATGAGTTATACTGTGACTATATTAAATGGAAAAAAGGTATTCATAATTTGAATATAATTTGGATAAAATACAAGCCTTCGGAGATCCCGCAATTACTAAATAACATATATGATTATTTAACCGATGAATGTATTGGTAATCCCCTAATTCACAAATATATTATAGATATATTTATAGAGCAAATTTTAAAAATATTAAAAAATTTAAATAATTATCCGGATAAAACAATAGTTAAAACGATGGTTGAAAAAATAAAGTTGCTGGATGTTAAAAGTTTTGATAGCTCAACCAGATTTTTAATATATAATATTATCGATAATAAATAATTTCTATTATTATAGTATAAGAGAATAATGAAAGAGACCGACAACACTTTGTCTTATTATAGTAGTTTATTTATACAATTAATATTTGTAATACTACTCTTAATAATTTGGAGTTATATATACAAGTTAGAGAGTGTAGGATGCGATTGTTCAGATCATAGCAACAAGGACTTCATCAAGACCTTTACTATTGTCGCATTAGTATACTTCTTTGTTACTGCGTTTGTATCACTCAAAAGTATTGCCAAGAGCATGGGTACCGCAATTGTTCAATTACTTGCGTTCGGTACCTTCATATTCTTCCTAACCTTCGTCGTATACATATATTACGCATTCGATTATGTTCGTTATTTAATGAATGAGAAATGTAAGTGTTCCGACGATTTACGCCGGGATATTATCGCAATCGGAACTATGATCTCCCTATTCTTATTCATAACACTACTATTCACCATAATAATTATCCCTATATTGATAAGCACCCTAACTAATCTCTTAGTCAAGATCCAAGAGTTCGAAGGCGAAGTCGAAGAAGTCATCAAGAACCCTGTTAAATCAATCCGTAATACTCCAGGACGTTTATTAAGCTCCACTCGGGATATCGGCTCATTCGTTAAGAATACCGCTACTAAACTTACGAAGGGCAAGAAGAGACGTTAAGTATTACAGTTAAAACTATAACTAATTATTTTTATTATTAAATATAAAAAATATATAATATAAGATATTAAATACATAATATACATCATATAATACTATCAGAACCTCTTTATAGCTCGCTATCATCTATGAAGATTTCCTTGAGGTAAGGCGCAAGTATTTCCTCGACAATTAGGTCAGGTTTAAACTCATCGTATGTCATGAAAATCTTTAGCAGCTGCTCTGAAAATCCTGAAATCATCGCTGTTCCCTCAGTTTTACAATTAACAGGGAAAGACTGTTTATGACTCGAATTGAGGTTCCAGAATATAAACTTAGGCGCCGTATAATCAGCAGCTTTAAACATTTTAACAATCGTTTTATACAACGTTTCAATACCATTACTTTCCTTGTCATTATCAACAGTAGCCTCATCAAACTGCATGTCTGTAAATATGAACAATTTCTTAGGCATATCTTCGTCATTAATGTTGTGCTCCTTGCCATATTTAATGATCATATCGCAACTTTTAACGAAGTCGGTATTATAGCCGAAATCAACATCAACCAACGATTTAAAGCATGTATATAGCGATGGCTCGATACCTTTCTCAGTATATTCCTTGTATAATTCATCAGGAATAAGGGATACTAATTCTGGAGTATCGCTGAATGTAATAAACTTGTTTTTAAACATTCCTTTACAACACTGTGAAGTAATAATACCCAGAGAAATCGCAACTTGTGCGGGAATACTACCGTTACTGGCTGAGAACATAGACCCTGACAAATCAATAATCGCCAAAGAGTTCCCAAGAATACCGCAACTTTTAACATCGTCGACAATAGTTTTCCACTGTAGTTCGATAGTTTCATTCTCCTCATATTCATCTTGTGAACTACGAAGATTAACATAATAATTAGCTAATTCATGAGGAAGAATACCTGTAACATTAATCTTCGCTTCCCCACCCCTAACTTTTGCCAAGTAATCACAATATCTATCGCTATCATGATTACTGAATGCTTTGTGTAATCTTCGTGACGCGACACCTGGAACACCCTCATAATTAATCTTGTCCCATTCGTTATTACACATAAGGCTCTCGACAATATTAATCTTTTTCCTGAGAGGAGCAATATATTCCTTCCTATATTTCTCCATCTTCTTAACATCATCTTTGCCATAAAGGATTGTCGCAATCTTCTTGGCAAAATGCTTACGCTGGTCATTCCTATCATTCTCACTCGGAGCCCACTTAGCACACAAAGATACGTTTTTGACCTTCAGCTTTGTACCCTCAGTCGCATCAGCACTATTAGCCTCCTCAATAATCTCATTAATCTTTAGATCAGAGAGATCATCACGCAACTTATCAGCAAATAACGTCAATTCATAATTCTTGTGAATCATTCCATCATCTTCGTTTTCATAACAGATATAGAGAAGATCCTTCCAACGCCCATATTTATTAACATATGTAATAATATTATTCATATAGGTGTAAGGCTTTTTATCACGTAGCCATAACATCGCCTGATTAGATACGGTCTTCTCTTTTTTACCCTTTAACCTATCACGGCCGTTGAAAATAATAGCGACAGTCTTTTGAGGATTGATTGCCCAGCATTTTTCAAGAAACTGATAGTTTTGTTCCTTAGTAAGAGTTCTCGTATACATCATAAAGTAGTCCACAATTTCATTTCCACTCGTATCAAGAGCAACAGCCCCATTTTCAGTAAGAGTAAACTTTGGTTGGACGGACGAAGCAGCAGAAGCAGCGGAAGCGGATTGGTTAGAAGCCATTCTCTTTTGATTGGTATTATTAATAATCCATATCTTTAAGTATCAATTTTTATTATTTTAATAATAAAATAAGGTAAATTAGGGATAATATTTAAGTTTATATATATTATAAATAGATGTTATGTTATATTTACCTTGGAGATTCCAGAAGTCAAGAGTAGTTAATTGTAAATTAAGAAATGATAATCACGTGCTTAATAGTATTAGAGAATGGGTAATACTTCAAAATCCTTCTGTCAATACTTCAACACACTGGTGGTACAAAGATTTACCACAAAATATAAAAGAGTTGTTTTACAATACCGCAAAAGATATAAAAATAATAGAAATGTTTAAAAAATCATTACGAGGTGGCTTGTATGGCGACAGCTATATGATTGATGTGCTTCATGATATGAATGAAATATATGTGTCGCCTCCTTCAAGTAATAATAAGAATTTTCAAAAGAATGCGTCCGATTACATTTTTTATACAAGACATATTGATGGTCCATTTTTCTATATTCCTTTTGCGTCCTGTTATAGAGTTATTGTAGGCCTTGATGACAATAGGGATATTATGACGATATTCAATATTATACCGGAAACACATATAATAAAGACTGGTGATGTGGTTGGTTTTGATTTTCATAGAGAATGCCATTATATATCTCCGATCATTTGGAATGATGGAAATATACAAGAGACAGATATAAAAGAACTTCAAAAAAAATATCGAGTAGTTCTAAAAATACACTATTGCGTATACCCTTATTGGGCGATTGTTTTTGGATTTATTTTAAGCAAACTTACAATCATGTATAACAAATTATTTAGGGGTCTTTTTTTATTAACAATAAGTCCTCGTAGCAAATACACAGCATATATAGCAAAACTAATGATAATATCTACACAGATATATCACGATATCGAGTTCTATATAGGTAATAATAATATACAATATTTAGGAATCCTCTATTACATATCATCAAATCTCCATTCAAATGTGTTCTTATTTGGCAGCTCTTTTGTACATTATTTGAGATGGATTGATACTGAGAAATATGGAAACGAAGTTAATAACATGTTTAGAAGAGACTACTATTTTTTCAAATTCCTTTATATGCTCCAATATTTTCACATGTATTTTTCACATAATATAGAGGGTGGTTCATGGTACCCTGCTATATATACGGCTATTATAGTTCCTCCATTATTAGCTTCATGTGTTTACAATTATACTTCGCTTATTCCAAAAGTAGTTGAGATATACTTAACATGTGATATGTTAAATAGGATTCCTCTAAAATATATAGAATATGTTTACATATTTATCAATATTTTTTTGAACTATCTTCAGTTAAGCAAACCGATTGCTATGCTAATATGGTAATATAGTAATATGGTAATACGGTAATATAGTAATATGTTAATATATATATTATTGTATATTAGATATTGATATATTATAGCCATGGCTGCTAATGTTAGGCAGCTAAAGTTAAAAAATGGTATTCGAATTATAATAGTTCCTTTAAATACTAAATTAACATACATATCTACAAATTATTTATTAGGACGATTTAAGGAAAAAAGCCATGAAGCCGGTCTAACCCATTATTGCGAGCATTTATTAGCAAGTTTAACATCACAAAAATACAAAAGTTCAGAATATATTAGCGAGGAAATATATAGAAGAGGCGGTGTGTTTAATGCTTATGTATCTGATTATGAAATGAGTATATATATAAAGGGAATTTATGATGACCTCGAGTTTTATATGGATATACTTTCGAATACTATAAACCACTTTTATGTCGAAGAAGATGTCAAAAAAAAGGAGAAAGGTGCTATAATTCAAGAATATATGGGATATATATCAAACAATAATTATATGTTTGAATATAATACCTTCAAATTCCTATATCCTAAATACTCATACTTAGCAGATTATAAGAAACAGATTACATATATAAAAAACTTTGATGATGACAAGGTAAATGGGTATTTAAGGCGGCAGTTAAATACTGACAATTTAGTAATATCTATAACATGTCCTTTAAATAAGATTAAAGAGGTTATTAAGAATGTCAAGAAGTATTTTGAAATTATAAAATATAAAAAGACTATTCAGGAATATCCTGTAATAAGGCACAGTAATAAGAGTCTCAAAATAGTAAATATAAGAAATAGTATTACTGATAAAAACACTTCGATTGTTATACATTTATCAAAGCGGATCGAATATCTTTCAGATGAATATTTAATACTCAATTTCTATATTAAGCGGATATTGTTTAACTTTGATGCTGGTATATTTTACAAGAAACTGCGTAAAGAGCTGGGTATAATATACAATATTGCTATTAGCGTGAATGTGGACAATTATAATCCTGACATGTCTAATTATGTTATAACATCTAAATGTCATAGCAAATATACTATGGTATTTTTAGATAACTTTATTGATATTCTTAAAAATTATGAGATTGAAGAAGAGCGCATATTTAATGCCAAGAGACATTTTAAATATATATATGAAACTACTAAATTTTATAATTTGAGCTCTTATAATGATGAATACAAGAATCAAATCCTATTTAACAAGAAATTTGTCGCAAGTAAAGAGATTTATAAAAAATTGTTATCTATTAAATCGAGCCAGATAAAAGAATATTACAAGAATGTATTCGTGAAGGATATTTTGACAAAACACATACTATTCTATTATTCAAATAAAAATGTTAACAAAGCGATTGTTTCGCTATATAAAAAACAAATGCCTAACACCGAATGTAAAACTCATATAATAAAAAATTAATAGATATGAATTTATTTTTATTATTTATTCTTATTCTTTTTATTTTCTACGACATTAGTATTTACAATTCTAATAAGACATGTTATAAAAAAGAATTTAAATTATTTTATCTAATTAGGAAATAGGTAAATAATAAAAAATGGATGCTAAGTTTTTTTACATATACTTATTAATAATATTTACGGTGACATTATCATTCACTATATTAAGATGTGTTTTTAACGTACACGATGTTGATATCTTCTTTTATCCAAACAACACAAATAACATTCTTGAAAACAAAATATATCTTGTATCCCATATTGTAGTAAACTTTCTGCTTGGTTTTATATTTGGGTTTGATATCATATTAGGGATGTTTATTAAAATTATGATATTCGAGATATATCTCCATGTTACTGAGCACTGCGACGTTTTCTATTTATCGAATGCTTCAAACTTAATAGTAATAATTCTAATATCATTAGTAAGTTATACCTTCGGAAGTGTCCTAAATAAGCTAATATCAAATATATAAAATACATATAAATAAAAATAATAAAATATAAAAATAATAAAATATAAAAAACATACATATACACAGATATATCTTACAATCTTACGAGGTATCGCTCGAGCAGCGCACTATGATGTTTGGTTGTTCTCTTAGTTTTTCATTTTTTCACGAATGATATCATCAATATTCTCGGCATATTGCTTGAAATTAATTATGTTTCGCATAGGACATCTAAATTTGAAATCATCTCTTCCGGAAATCATGTCTGATTTGGCGTTTTCAACTTGCGTCTCAAAGTATTTGAACATACATTTGTCATGCGCGATAGAGCATACCTTTTTCTCAGTTTTCGTAGAATTATCTATGAACACCTTGACAACCCGATCGTTGTTCTTAAAGTTAGAAAGACAGATACAGCAGTTAATATCACCATTATCACCATTATTCAATTCTTTCTTGTGTTCATCGAGAAAGAACGGCATATTTGTGATATCCCATTTGAAGCCCCTAAACAACATCTTATTAAGACGCTCGCATACCTTGCTGTTATAGTTAAAGTTCCCGCAAGTATAATTATCGGTATAATTTCCCAGACAAAACTGTGTCTTGAACTGCACAACATCCTCCATAATACGAGCAGACATCTTCTGCTTATTCACAATACTCATCTTGTCAATAGCAGTTCCCGTGTTGTTGGACATAACAATCCCTTGCCTATTCAAGATAAACACGTTTGAAAGCATGTCTACACGGTTGAATGGTGGCATCAACTTGGAATTTCTTGGAACTATTATATCAAAGTCAAAGGAGATTTCAACCCCTCTATGTACAAACGGGATCTTTCCTATGGTGATCGTATAGTTAATTTTCTTGTGAAGGATGATAGGAATCATGAAATAATTGTTCTCTTGAGATGCTGTTATGTCGGAAGAGGTTATGTTGGTATAACCAATCCTATCATTAAAGATATTTTGAAGGGCTATAAGAAATGAATCAACATCATCTGTGCTATACATACAAATATCCATGTCTTTCGCAACAAGAGTGCGCGCAGCAGTTTCGGGTTGATACATTCGATTCCAAAACTTATGGATATTATATTTATTGGCGCTATTATATATTGCCTTGTAATGGTCGCTAATTATCATATCCCTCGCATACCCACCAAAGATAATCCCGCTGTTATTAAACACGAGAGTCTTGATTTCCTCAAACAAAATGTACTTGATGCGATCGGTGGTAAAGTTGATCTTGACAAATGACATGGTGATTTGGATTTGGTAGGATTGATAGATTGACTTGGCTTGTTGTACTTGTTGTACTTGGTACTTTCAACGGATTTGATGGGCTTCGAAGGCAAATAACAAATCAGTCGGTTCTTGCTATATCAATAAAGGCATAATAATCAATTTTTATAATTATAAAAGAAAAATAATACAAATTTATCCGATCCTATCTTATCCAATATCATTCTCTATTTTAGCAATAGCATATGCTTTCATTACTTTCTCGGCTGTATCAATAGGGAGAATATAATCTTTAGCACCATAAAACTCAGGATTTTTACGAGAACTTCTATTAATTAATGTACGTAATGCTAATATATCATGTAGTTCATATTGAATACGAAATTCTTGATTGCTAATATCAGTAAAACTGAAATATATGGATGGCTTTATTTTATTAATACCGTCGGGCATATAGAAACTATTAGGATATTTAAAAGTAATGTTAAATGTTCCCGAAGAATCTACTTGGTGAATGTTTGGGGTATTTTCAAAAGCAATCTCATGATTAGGGAATGGAAGACCAGACCCAGAGTAATTACTCATTCTATCTATGGGATTTGCGGCGATTATTATAATATTATTAAATTGCGCATGATTTTTTATTGATCCTGATATTTGTAATAAAGAGTAATCACTACTAAACGCAATACTATAACCAGTATATTCATCATTAAATATCATTTTAAATATATACTTCTATATTTTAGATATGTTTTATTTTTAGATAATAAATATTGATGAAAAATAAAGAATTTTAATATAAGTATCATAAATATCTAATATCTTAGATACCATCATCTTCATCATCATAAGCAGCATCTTCATCCTCACTATCAAATACAAATAAACTATCATTATAACTATCCGTCCCCTTTTTATTACGTTGTTTAGCATCAATAGCATCAACATCAGCAGCAGCATCATCAAATATTATATTAGCTTCATTAGTGTTATTAATAGCAGTCGTAGCGACCTTATTATAGGCATTTATCAAAGTATCTGAGATTTCTTTATTATTAATGAGGATCTTGCATTGCTCTGCGTTATATTTATGAACAATATCAACTTTATTATCTTGAAAGTCTCTCATAGAAACAGCAAGAATATCACCAGTCTCAATCAACACACGTTTATTAAAACGCCGCATAGACCCTCTAATTACTCCAACTGCCTCATTCCCGTTATCACATAATACAAGAACTCTACAATTTCCCAATAACTTAATTACATATGCGTACACTTCATATTCTGTGTTAATATTATAGTTATTGTTAGCGACCTTGTTAAATTGACTAATCTTTTTCTTATTTCTAATGCTTGTTTGATACATTTAGAATGATTATATATATATTCTAATATTAGTCTTATATTAATTTATTAATAAATTATTTTATTACATAGGAGCATTCAGTATATGTTAATATAAACTACAATAATTACAATTACTCATCATTATTATTTTTTATATCATTAGATATTAGATAATAGCAAACAATAATAACAACTAATGAATGTATTACAAGAAAATATACAGAAAATAATAGATAATAGGAGATTAGATATTAGTGAAGCAAACTTTGTGAATAAAAAATCTAAATTTATGATCATAACTTACTGGTGGGGCAAAGGGAATCTTAATAGAAATACACAGATACCATGTAAAGAACTTAATTATTTACAATTTAATTGGCAACTTAAAGATGGACAAAAGCTACTTAAGGAACCTGATACATTCGAGGGTATGATAGATAAATGGAATAATAACTGTATAAATAAAAACTGTAATTACTTTTCTCAAGAATATCCTGAGTTTGCGGTGCCTGGAGGATATCAGCTTGCGATTAACGCTAAACCACTTTTTATAAAGAAGGTTCTTGATACATTAAGAGATATGGGAAAAGAAGACATATCTGTAGTTTATATTGATGGTGATATGACTGTTAATAAATATCCGCATATTTTTGATATTAATAATGTTGACTATATGGGGCGTGGTTGGAATGTAGATCCACGTTCAAATATTCATTATAAAACTAAGCCCTGTTTTGATCCTTTCACATTCGAAACTTCTGGCGGGATTATGTATTTTGCCAATAACAATAATGGACGTGAATTGCTTACTATGTGGAGTAAATGGTCTTTTATGCCAAAGTTTCAAGGAAAGGCCGATGACCGTATTTTAAGTATGTTAATAAACTCTAAACAACTTTATATATCTATGAATGTTTTACAGCTGCCTATTGAATATTTATGGCTTACAGATGCCTATGAACCTCTTGATACACGTGACAAATATTTGGATAGAAAGCATTATTCACGTAGTGAAATTGTATTTGAGCATCCCGCATGTTTAACTACAGAAGAATCAGCACGTGATCAAGGAGCTGCCGCAAATAGACAGCCCATTTATTATGATGTATTAGTAGAAAATTTAATAGATTGTCAGACAGAAGGTGGTGTATTACACGAATACATAGTATTTGATAAATATAATCAAGCAAGAGAATGGAAAAAATACTTACAATATATGTCATCAGATGATGCTTCCTTAGGGAAGTATAAAGATGGAGAAAAAATAATACCATATTATATTCGAAGCTATAAATCCGGTTATGCTAATAAAAACGATTTTGTTGAAGCAAATACTGAAGCTATCAGAGCAATTATATATGATCTCAAGCAATCAGCCAATATCAATAAGTATAACCTCTTATATTTACTACATGATGGTGGTAAGAGTGAGATTGATGATGATATTATCTATATAAAGAAAGAGAGTGATATTATTCTTTATATAATAGCTTTATTAGCAATCAAGAAGGATGTAATATATTTACCAAAGAACTTAAAAAATTCAGGGTCAAGTAATAGATCATTAAAAAGTATTTTGAGAAAAACAGATAAATATGAGTTTATTTGTAAGATAATTAATGATGATCCCAATTATCCTGTGATAGATCTAAATGAGCCCATGTTTTTTAGTCATAACTCAGAAAAACTTATAAAATTATTGCGCATGAGTGTAAATATCTTAGAGTTTAATAAAAATCTTAAAATGTGTGTTTTATATATTCAGCTTATAAGATGTTTCTTTATTATGAACTTAGATAAAACATCGTCATCATCACAAGTTTCTAAAACACATAAGAATCAACGAGCAAAAACACATTCATTAGTTCGAACAAAAGTTAATACAGTCAAACACCCTAAATATTATTCATTATAAAAAATTGATACCTCTTTTTAAATTAAATAGACACTATAAGAATGTTTGACAAGGACATTAAAGATATCAAGGATATTAAAGTAATAAAGAGAAAGGAAGACAAAGTTATTTGCTTTCGTTTTGTAGAAAAAGGTAAGCATTATTTTGCGAAATTGGTTCATCCTGATTTACAAGTTGATTTTGTTAGAGAAAGAGATGTCAATAATTACATCAACAACAACTTGAAAGATTTTAAGTATTTCACAAAGATGCTAAATGTGTATGAAAACATAGATCTCCCTAATAACTTAGCAAGATTAGTGAATGATTCAGACCCATCAGCTATATCCAAATATAATTTGATGATATTTGCCCATTCAGGTAATCATCCTCTAAGGTACTATATAAATAGAATGTCTCGTGATGATTTCAAAGATATCCTTTGTCAGATAAGAGAGTCAACGAACTTATTGAATGATATTGGGGTAATACATTATGACCTATATTGTGAATCTAATGTTATGTTAAAAAAAGAGAGTAATAAATGGGTAATTAAAATTATCGATTTTGGACTTTCGTATATCGATTTAACAGATAAACGCGATAGTGATTATAAAAACATAATGGAAAGTATTGAACATTTCAACAAGAAACACATCATATAATATATATTCTTATTCTTATATATAAATTACTTTGTTTATCATTTATTTTCATCGAATGTATATTTTTCCTTTGATCGAAGATATATATTTCTTTTATAACGATTAAAGATAATCGACTTATATTTATTATAGGGTATTATGTCTTTTGTAGCGGATGCTGTAACGAGTGATGTATAAACTGTAGTATTATATAGTGCTGTTATGTCAGGGGCACTATTACATCTTAATAATGGTCGTCTATTAGTATGTGAATGCGTATTGATTGCTCTCATATAATTAATATAACTTGAGGTAATCACGAGGTATGTAATCAATTTGAAGTTCATATTGGGATTTTGAGAATATTCTATATGTATAGTTTAATATTTATATACTAAACCTTATCAATTTTTATATACACGTGTTATATATTTTTATATTTTTTATATTATTTTCTGAAAAGTAATTAGAAGAACTGGAGAGATTTATACTGAATGAACGCATCATCAAAAAACTCTATATTACAAGATATAATAAAAAAAAATAAAGGAACATTTAAATATGAGTTAAGAGATTGGATACCTATAAAAAGGTTGAGTTGGAAAGAGTTATCAAGTAATCCAAATGCGATTGAGCTATTAGAAGCTAAAATTAAAATAGAGAAGTCTTTAACAAAAGCTGCTTATAATAAATTAAATAATAATAAGAAAATAGATTGGGTAGCTTTATCAAGTAATCCTGGAGCAATCAAGTTGTTAAAAGAGAATCCAAATGATATAGACTGGGACGCATTATCAAGTAATCCGAATGCTATTGAGATGTTAAAAGCTAATCAAAAGAAAATAGATTGGAGTGTTCTGTCAAGTAATCATAATCCAAAAGCAATCGATATGTTAACAGACAACCCTGATAATATAGATTGGTCTTCTCTATCAGGTAATCCAAACGCTATTAAGCTATTAAAAGACAATCCTAAGAAAATAGATTGGCGAGCATTATCTGGTAATCCTAATGCGATCGAGTTATTAACAAGCAATCAAAATAAAATAGATTGGGAAATATTATCAAGTAATCCAAATGCCATAGAGTTACTAAAGGCAAATCAAGATAAAATAGTATGGCATTTTTTATCTACAAATCCAAATGCTATAAAATTATTTATATTAAATCTTAAAAAAGTAGATTGGTGGTTTTTATCAAGAAATCCTAATCCGCATGTTATAGCCCTATTACAAACGCATCAAGATGATATAGATTGGAAAGAGTTCTCAAAGAATCCTTTAATATTTACAAAGAATAAAGGAAATGATATAAAAAAGAATGTATGCGAAAGGATATTAACTCCTAAACAAGTGGGACCTATCTGCTGGTTTATGGCTGCCTTTGTAGCTATGTTTTACAGTCAGCGTAGCAGAAAGATATTATTAGATACTTCTAAAGGTTGGAATAAAAAGAAGCCGTTATTTACAATCTTGAAGCATATATTAGATGATAAATACTTAAAGGCTGAGAGTAGAGAAAGTGAGGATTATAGGAAATTTAGTGATGATACATTTGGCAAAGTGTTATCTCTGCTATTTAAAGAGAATAAGAAGTTATTTCCTTATAATCCCAAAACTATTTCTGGAGGATTTAACCCGGAATATTACATAGGCAGGTTATATAAATTATTAAATGTCGATTATAGGATGTATGATTATAATTTACATGATAATGTTTTTGCGTATTCGTTCTTGAATGAAGATTTTAATAATGAAATATTGTATAAGGTTGTTAAAAAGAATATTAATACATATTTTTATAGAAATGCCACTTTCAAATATATAGAGGAAAATATAACACCTCCGCCAATATTGATGGTTATTGTTAGAGATGACAATAAGAATACTAATTTTTATCAAGATTTATTCCCTAATAATATAATAAATGAGGGAGCAACAAAGGAAACTCTAAAGTCTTTGAATGAGCAAATATTTTATAAAGGTGTTGAATATAACTTAGATTCTGTTTTATTGGCAAATTGGAATATAAATAAGAAAAATGGACACGCAATTGCTGGTATATCTTGTAAAAAAGAGAAGTATGTTTATAATGGTTGGACGAGAACAAGCATGGATCCTGTAATGATTAATAAGGAATTGGCAAGAAAAATACCATGCGAACTTATGAAGTATGATTGGAACATTAAATATAATGGTGATTTTTGCTTAAATCCCGCAAAATGTATCCCTGAAGCTTTACAACATCAATTAAAAGATCATGATCTTTGCTTTAACTTTAGCAAAGGAAAGCGCATATTAGTATATGTACGCAAAGATGCGAAACCTGATACTTCTATGATGACTGAACATAATATTTCTAAAAATATTCCGGCACCTGTTAATATACCTCCTAAGCCTCCTAAGTCGCCTAAGCTTCCTAAGTCGCCTAAGCTTCCTAAGTCGCCTAAGCCTCCTAAGTCGCCTAAGAAATGCCCCGAGGGTAAGGTATTAAATCCTAAGACTGGACGTTGTATATTGATAAAGAATATTAAATCTATTTTCAAGAATTTGCCTAAGCTTCCTAAGTCGCCTAAGAAATGTCCTGAGGGCAAGGTATTAAATCCTAAGACAGGGAGATGTATATTAATAAAAAATAAAAAATAAAAAATAAAATAGGAATTATTACTTTTTATAAAGGTTATATATAGAGATATATCTTATTTTTGCTAATGAATTCATCGCCTGTAAAAATAAAAGAGTCAAAAAAAGGTATATGTGCGAGAATTCTAACACCAAAGCAAGTAGGTCCTATTTGTTGGTTTATGGCTACCTTTGTTGCTATGTTTTATAGCCAGCGTAGTAGAAAATTACTACTTGATGCGTCTAACAGTTGGAATAATAAGAAAGCATTATTTGCTTTGTTAAAGCATGTTTTAGATGATAAATACTTGAAGACGGTTGATGGTAGAGATAGCGAAGATTATAAGAAGTTTCGAGATGATACCTTTATAAAGATATTGTCATACTTAAATTTGGAAAATAGTAAGGTTTTCCCTTATGACCCTAAAAAGGTATCTGGTGGATTTGTTCCTGTGTATTACATAGGCAAACTGTATAAATTATTAAATTTAGATTATAAGATTTTTTATTATTATATTCAAGATGGTATCTTGTCATACTCTTTCTTGAATGAGGAGTATGATTGGTTAAAATATACAATTGTAAAGAAGAATATAGATATTGGTATCAATATAGATAATGTTTTTAAGGACAATACAAGAAGAGACAACTATGTTGATAATGGATATGCTCCGCCCATATTGATTGTGAATGTTTCTGAAGGTTTGGGGGACACCTCGTTTTACAAGGTGAAAGAAGGCGACACCAAGGATAGTCTAAAGTCTATGAGCGAACAAATATTTTATAATGGCAAGGAATATAATTTAGATTCAGTAATCTTGACAAATTGGAATATAAATAAGAAAAATGGACACGCAATTGCTGGTATCACTTGTAAAAAAAGCAAATATGTTTATAACGGCTGGACAAGAACAAGCATGGATCCTGTAATGAAAAATCAAATCATCAATAGTGATATTCCTTGTGAACTTATGAAGTATGATTGGAATATCATTAAGAATAATGACTTTTGTTTAAATACTAATAAATGTATCCCTGAATTATTAAAAAAGAAATTAAAAGTCAGAGATATCTGCTTTAATTTTAGTAAAGGAAACAAGATATTAATATACGTTCGTAAGGATGCTAAACCTGATACTTCGATTGATAGTGCTACTAAGTCTGCTAATGCTGCTAATGCTGTGAAGTCTTCTAATTCTCCTATAAAACAACTAAATAAGTCTCCAAAGGTTCCTAATGTGAAGGTTCCAAAGGTATGTCCAGAAGGCAAAGTATTAAATCCTAAGACAAACCGTTGTATATTGATAAAGAATGCTAAGGCAGCAGCTAATAAGCCTCTAAAGTCGCCCAAGGTATGTCCTGAAGGCAAAGTATTAAATCCTAAGACAAACCGTTGTATATTAATAAGGAATATTAAAGATCCTGCTAATAAATCTCCTAAGAAATGTCCAGAGGGTAAGGTATTAAATCCTAAGACAGGACGTTGTATATTGATAAGAAATAAGAAATAAAAAAGTAGAGATTATTATTTTTATAAAAGTTATATATAGAGATATATCTTATATTTTGTTAATGAATTCACCATCAATAAAAAAAAAGGCGATAAAAACAAAAGCAATTAAAAAAGGTACATGTTCAAGAATTCTAACACCAAAACAAGTTGGTCCTATTTGTTGGTTTATGGCTACATTTGTAGCTATGTTTTATAGTCAGCGTAGTAGAAAATTACTACTTGAAGCATCTAATAATTGGGATAAAGATAAAGAATTATTTACATTATTAAAACATGTTTTAGATGATAAATACTTGAAGACAGCTGATGGGAGAGAAAGTGAGGATTACAAAAATTTTAGTGATGATACTTTTTTAAATATGTTATCATTATTAAATAAAGAAAACAAAAATGAATTTCCTTTTAATCCTAAACATAAAAATATATTAGGTTCATTTCGACCAAAACTGTATATAGGCAAACTATATACATTATTAGGCGTTGATTATAAAATGTTTGATTATAGCACGACCGAATATATTTTAAGATATTCATATTTAAACAAAGATTACGATTATTTTCGAACATATAAAATTGAAGATAATAATGTAATAGATAGTATTGAAGACAAAGAAGACAGGTTAAAAGGATATAGATATATCGAGGATAACTATGCGCCACCTATATTACTTTTAAGGGTTTATAATTATCACATACCTATTTATGATAGCATCTTGACTAATAATATAATACCTGATGACTTCCTATATAGTAATATACGATATAGAAAAGACAACATAACTTATAATAAAAAAAATTATACTTTAGATTCCGTAGTATTGTCAAATAGTAATACAGACCATAATATAGGACATATAATTGCTGGAATAACATGTAAAAAAGAGAGATATGTCTATAATGGATGGCCAAGAATAAACATGGATCCAGCACAGGCGACGACACAAATAACACAACATATTCCTTGTGAACTTATGAAATATAAATGGAATCAGACTTATGATGCTAACATTTGCTTAAATAGAATAAAATGTATGCCTGATATATTGAAAACCAAAGTAGCAAATAAAGATTTTTGCTTTAATTTTAGTAGCGGTGTAAGAATACTGATATATGTTCGTAATGATTCTAAATCAGCTACTTCAAGTAGTAATAGTGTAAATAAATTGTCTACAGCAGACGTAACACCTACACAACCAAGAAGAAGTGGGCGATCCAGTAAAAACACACCACCAGCTGCCCAGGGTACACCACCAGCTGCCCAGGGTACACCACCAGCTGCCCAGGGTACACCCCACGTAATTAAGAAATCTCCACAATCTCCTTCAGCAGACTTAGCACCTACACAACCAAAAAGAAGAGGGCGACCCAGTAAAAAAACATCACCAGCTCAGGATATACCTCAAGTAATTAAGAAATCTTCACAATCTCCTACAGCAGATGTAGCACCTACACAACCAAAAAGAAGAGGGCGACCCAGTAAAAAAATATCACCAGCTCAGGGTACATCACCAGCTGCTCAGGGTACACCCCGTGTAATTAATAAATCTCCTACACAATCTCCTACAGCAGATGTAGCACCTACACAACCAAGAAGAAGTGAGCGACTCAGAAAAAAAGCAGCAGATGCTAATAAATAAAAATAATAATTAATAAATAAAAATAATAATAAAAATCTAAACATCTAAGATATACAAGGCATCTCCCCATTTGTGTATTGTCATATTTGTTAGAACTCTTTTAAATTTGAGTGGTGCCAAGAATTCGTCAATCTCATTAATTAACGCACAGTTTTTATACAGTTCTTTTGAATTAACTTCTAAATATAATACCTTAGCATGTTTGATAGACTCTGTAGCACCTTTTAATGCCAAGAGTTCAGCGCCTTGAATATCAAAGTTCCAAAAATCATACTTTGAAGCATCTAAATTATTTCTTTTAAAAAAGGTATCAATAGTAATACTCTTTTGATGTATCTTGTCTATAAAAACTACTCCAGGATGTTCCGTCAAATGCGTTCCAAAATCTAAAATACTTGAAGATTGTAAATTATTAGCTACATTAAACAGAATATCTTCGTCATCTTTGTCTGTAATAACAGCGTGATATACATTAGGTATTCCTCGAGCGATTGATTGAGCTACTTTAAAAGAAAGCGCATCGACCCATACAATATCTTCAGTTTTAACTCCAAAATTATTGTAAATAGGTAGTTCTTCGCAATCATGTGCACCTACATGAAAACAACCCTTAATATTTATTTTTTTTGAAGTTAAGATATTCTGAATTTCTTCTAAATCAATAATCATAATAATATATGATTTTATATATGTTATACGCCTATATTTTATATGCTTTCATTTACAATTTAATAACATATTAGACAAACAACAATTTATTTTTTATATTCCATATTATAGAATATATATTGAAATGCCTGTAATGAAAAGCAAGAGTGTTGTTAAACCTAAGAGTAAACCTAAGAGTAAACCTAAGAGTGTAAGTAAGAGAGGAGGAGTATCTAATAAGGTTGCTCCATATACTCAACCAACATCACGTCGTACTGAAGAAAAACCTTTAAAAAAATCGGTAGTTAGTGTATTCATAAATTTATTAACTAAATCAAATTCAAAAGTAGCAGCTGAAAAACCAAGATTTGGTTATAGTTCTAAGAAAAAGTAAAGTAATAAAATATAAAAAATACAAGAAATATAAAAGAGTAATATAGGCAATTTACATATTACAAGTTTTTAATATTATAGTAATATAGAATATAGACGCATATAATTAAAAATAATGAATAAAAAATCGAATGAAGCTATATGTATTCGTAATACAGGAACATGGGCGAATCTTAAACCCGAGCACAAGTTTGATTCAGGCAAGTTTAATAAACAAACTGTATTGAATGAACTTCCTATGCTATCTCCTAAAATATATAATATGATAAAAAAGATTAACGATTTAGATGAGCAGGATATGGCAGCTGATAATAAATATTATAAACATATCATATACAGCGATATAGCAGGAGTATATGGTGCTAAGATGGTTGCGTCATCTTTAATAGCCAATAACTTTACGCTTGTATATTCTAATAAATTTGCTTTGAAACCGGATATTAAAGATAAAAACAAAACCTTTGGGCTTCTAACAACATCTACAGTCTATCAAAAACCGCTAACAGTCGGTTTAAAGAAGAAGATGATGACCCTTATGAACGAGCGACCTAATAATATATATGGTGAAAATATGCGTATCATAATATTAGATTCAGGATATAAGGAGGGGCTTGATGTATTTGATGTTAAATATATGCACATCTTAGAGCCTTTAGAAACAAAGGCAGAATATACGCAGGTTATTGGTCGTGGGACACGATATTGCGGACAATCTGGGCTACCTTTTATTCCAAACCAAGGGTGGCCTCTAAATATTTTTAGGTATAATATTAAATATGATAATGATAATACAGTTCATGACTTATATATTAAACATAGTAATAAAAACATAAGTGCTTTTAATTTCATAGCAGATATAGAGTCTATTATTATTGCTTCTGCTGTGGATACACCACTTACAGAAAATCTTCATTTACTGAGCGAGAAGAACAATAGGTTTTATGATTATATGATGGCAAAGAATAATATCAAGGTTGAGAAACCGAAGCGTAAGGATTTAATAGAGGTTGTAAATAATATACGAGGTAAAATATATACGAATGATTCTTTTATAGATTGTAAGAAAAAATGTAAGGGGGTTCTCGAAGATTTTCCGTCGGCAAATGCGCTACTAATAATTGCGGCGGTTTTCACGATTGATAATATTGGCAGACGGGATGATATCAAGGTTAAAAATACGAAGCTGTATATGGGAAATATTAATAATAAGGTTCAAAATTATGTCAAGAATGGTTCATTATTAACATATCTTAATGAGAAGTACCCGAAACCTTTGTTATGTAATGTAATAGATAAAAATCAAAACTTTTGCGATGCTATAAATAAACTATGGATGAATCCTATAAACTTTTTAAAATTATTTGGCGACAAGATTATAGATAATCTTAACTACTATAAAAAGGTGAAAGCTATTACTGATAAAAACTATGCGGATGCGCTGAAGTTTATTTATGAATATAAAAGTAAATTAATATTGAAGAAGCCTAAATTTGAAGCAGTACCACCTAAAACCAAATTAACCAATTTCGAATTATATAAATATGTAGAGAAGCACTTTGCGCCTTATAAATGGGAGCATATAAATATTGTAAATAAATGCGTAGCTGAAGTTATTATTGATGAAGATGATAATAGCGAAGCCGCGCAAGCTGCTCAGGCTGCAAAGAAGGCTGTCGCAAATGCGGCAAATGCCAAAGATAATAAGGGATATAATATCGTAACTTTCTCGCATACACAAAACTTTGTTCAGAAGTTTTTAACTCCTCAATCACCTTACAAAGGGATGTTATTATTTCATAGTGTTGGCTCAGGTAAAACTTGTACTGCTATATCTACGGCTACTAATACATTTGATAGGGAGGGTTATAAGATATTATGGGTAACAAGACATACGCTAAAAGAGGATATATGGAAAAACATGTTTGACAACATTTGTAATGTAATAATACAGGATCGCCTTAATAATGGCGAAATATTACCATCAACTAAGGCAAAACGTATGGAGTTTTTAGGGAAGAACTGGTTACCTCCTATATCATATAAGCAATTTACTAACCTTATTAAGGGTAAAAACAAATATTATAAGCAGATGGTGGCTTTGAATGGTAAGGAAGATCCTTTTAGGAAGACACTTATTATCATCGATGAGATACATAAAATATATAGCTCGTCTCTTTCGGCTCTTGAGAAACCGAATCCTGAAGTTCTTCAAACTATGGTTCAAAACTCATACAAGGTATCAGGAGGCGATTCGCTTAAACTACTTCTTATGACTGCTACACCAATCACAGATGACCACATGAGTTGTGTAAAGATACTTAATTTATTATTAGAAAATTATGAAAGATTTCCAGAAGAGTTTGATAGATTTAAGACGATGTTTTGTAATGAGAATGGTTTATTTACAGAGAAGGGGTCACAAGAATTCATGAATAAAATTACAGGTTTAGTAAGTTATATAGATAGGGCAAATGACCGCAGCCAATTTGCTTATCCTGTAATAAGAGATATATTGCTTGATGTTGAAAAGAAAAAGATTACTGATAATGGGATCAACGAAATTAATAAGAAGATACAGGAATATGAAGATCGATTAAATAACAAGGAAGTTAAATTAAATAAGGATGAGATAAAGGAGATAAAGAAGGAGATTAATGGTATGAAAAAGGAGAAAAAGAACGCTGATAAATTGAAAGACGAACCAGTCGATGTTATTGATTTTATAAATAACTGTTTTGTAAAGAAACCAGTCCGTCGATTAATAAATACCAATAATAACAAAATCAAAAATGTAAAAAATGTAAACAAAGTTGATGATGTTAATGCTGTTAATGCGGTAGTTGATGTTAATAATGTAGTTGATGTTAATAATGTAGTTGATGTTAATAATGTAGTTGATGTTGATGTTAATTCGGTAGATGATTTTAATAATGTTAATGCTGTTAATGCGGTAGATGCTGTTAATGCTAATGTTGTTAATGTAGTAGATGCTGTTAATGTTGTTGATGATGTTAATGCTGTTAATGGTGTTGATGATGTTAATAACGGACAGAATGTACAGAATATACAGAATGTACAGAATGTATATAATGATGTAAAACCAAAGAAAGTAAAGGCTGCTGTAGCTGCTAAATCTCCTAAGAAATGTCCTGAAGGCAAGATATTAAATCCGAAGACAGGTAGATGTATAGTAAATAAGGCTGCTGTAGCCGCTAAATCTCCTAAGAAATGTCCTGAAGGCAAGGTATTGAATCCGAAGACAGGTCGTTGTGTATTACAGAAGGAACGTGATGCTAAACATAGTTTTTAGTAAGTATGCTTTTAGGTGCGTAAGAATGAATATAAGAATAATAGGAAAATATATATAGATATGTATATATTATTATATTCAATAGTTATAGCCGCATTTATTTTAGGAGCTTATCAATATATTGATAGTATAAATAGGGATATTAATGCGGAACCTTATGATATAACTAAGGATTTATTAACAATTAATAATGTAGCTATTTATTTGGCAATCGTATCCACGGTTTTCTTTATAATGTATATGGCTTTTAATGACGACCCTGATATATTTTCGTCGCTTGGTATTTTTGAGAATGATAAAGAAAGTATTGGTTATGAAATAAAAAAAACAAATGTAAATCCTAATATTCTAAGAAATACTACAGACCCTATGAAAATGGGTTTCGAACCCTATAATAGTGGAGGTTCAAAGAGTGATACAAATTCTGACGCATCATCAGTATCATCCTCTGAATTATCAGTAGATAGCGAGTAATCATACATATAATTTAGGGTCAACATTTAGAGCCTTAAGTATCCTTTTATACAATACAGGAGAAAAGTTTGTAACAGAGCAATTCTCATATTCTTTAATAATTTTTTCTTGAATTCCTAATTTGCGTGCTAAATCAATTTGCTTCAAATTACAGGCATTTCTTGCTATAGAGATTGCTTGCGCTTGCTCATGAGTAATTTTGTTCAATTTAGGTATTTCTTCGCTATTTAATCGCTGAAACTCCTTATTACCCATGGGTTTTACGGTAGTATGATGTGCTTCTTTGCTTTGCGCATTCACAACATTTTTACTTCTAATTACAACAGGTTCCCAATCTTGATAGCAGTTATTCATTAGTGTGTATTTAATTATATATAATAGTATATTTTTTATATATTACAATAATCAATTTTTAGATATTACATAGAAGATGCGGTTAATCTATTACTCTTCTTTATAAAATCTGATTCATCCATTTTGCGAATAAATAGAAGTTTATTAACAGGACATACAGATGCCTTCTTTTGTAATACAAATCCATTAGCGACTGCTATATTAACCATGCTGTTTCCTTCATAGGTCATTAGTGATATATATTTTTTATTTACAGGACATAGTAATATAGCATAGTCTATTAATATTTTACCTAATCTCTTTCCTCGCATATTAATGTCTGTAAATACTTCTTGAATATAAAATGTATCAACCATATCATCTTCACCATCAATATTAAACTGTCTTGATTTCTTTATTATCAAAAATCCCATCATCAGATCGCCTACAAATAAACCATATAGCTGGTGCTTTAGAATATAGTCTTGAACTTCTGATATAATACTATTTCTGTCATAAGCATCCTTTGTTTTTTTCTTATAATTATAATATTGTAAATATGCCATCATCTTCTCCTTATTTTTATTTAAAACTAATCTTACCACAACCGCTTTACCATCACGATCTTTGTATTCCTTTATACTCTTATTATATTTTCTCATAATATCGTTGTATTCTGTTTTCCGTTCTTCTAAAATTCGATGCGATCTGTTAATAGTTATAAGTCTACTTAAGAGATGTCCTGACTTATTACTAATAAATGTTTTAACTCTATCAAAATATAGGTCTTTTTTATTTTGAATAGTAGCATTATTTGTTTTAATATCCATGTTTAATAATATATGGTTTGGTATAGCTGAAACAAATTTAAGCTTATTTTTCCATTTTTCTAAGTTGCCTTCGTCTACTTCCATTTTTGTAAGAGGGTCGTTATATTTATTAGACATGTAGAGTTGAGTGTTATTGTTATTCTAATTATATTAATTATATTAATAATAAATTTTGTATAAATCAGTTTTTTATATAAATATATATACATAATATAGAAAATGCCAACTCAATCTCCTAAAAAATCTTCAACATCTCCTTTAACATTCTTTACAAATCTAAAGAATAAACCTAAAAAAACAAAGAAAGCGCCAAGCAAGGCTCTGTCGAATGACATATCTCCTTTAACATTCTTCAAAAATCTTAAAGACAAACCTTTAAAAAGAAAGCAAAATAATTCACAAAGATCCCTGTCGCCTGCCTTAATGAAGCGTGAAACATCAATCGAGCATCGTATGAAAATAATAGAGAAACAGATGAGAGATATAGATGACAAGGTTAAGAAAATCAATAGCGCCGGATATCATCATATTACTTTTCTCGATGGTAAGAGAAATGGTGCTAAGGTATTACTAAAAAAATTATAAATATTTGTCTCTGACTACTTTTTATCAGTAATAGTATCATAATAGAATCTTTTATTTAGAGAATAATAGCAGGAAGGTTTAAACTTTCTTCCAAATAAACTTTTGCTTCTTAATAAATGTTCTAACTCTTCTTCGCTAATACTTTTATAATTTTTTAATTCTCTTTCAGAAACATATTTATAATTCATATCCTCCCAATTAGCAAATGTTGTAGCTACTTCTGGAGGTGAATTATATGAGGTTGATATAATTTCTTTATCTAATGAATTATTATAAATATATGAAAGATAAGATATATAGCATAATTCGTCAGGTGCGTAAGTATCCTTGAACCATGTTAGATAATTATTTGCTGTATCGTTTATTGAAGCTGTAGCATTCAATAATAACTCACTATGTCTTCTATTAAGAATACACCACTGTGCCGATTTCTTTATATGCTGTTTTGGGATATATTTAAGGGCGACTTCGCAATCAGGGAAGCAATCGTCGCTTCCAGCTATATGAAAATATGAATATTTAGTATCAAGATAATTATATATAAAATTAAAAGATTTTAGTGGTATACAAGATCCTGACAAAAATACAAAGTGTTTATTATTAATATCTTTTAATGCCTCTTTAATAAGGATATTTTGCGCTTTAACTATTGATATGTCAGCATATTTTGTATTTATTATTTTACTTTTATTTATTTTGTAATCATTAAAAAACTCCAAAGTATTATCGGTTTTATAATGAATGTAAATATTGTATTTATTCTTTGTGATTCCATTAAAGAAATTAAACCATATATTTTCATGATTAATTACATCATATAATAAAAAGAGAAATGCTATCTTATTCATCGAGATATCTTATGTATTCTAAATATTCTATAAATATATTGTAGAGTCATATATTTATATAGTAAAAATAATATGTTCATGCTGGGACTTGAACCCAGAATCTTCGCTTCATAAGAGCGACGCCCTAACCGATTAGGCCACACGAACTATTGTAATAGTGTAGCAGAAAATTATTTACAATCCCGCTACATACTATATAATGCGGCTTATTCTTATATCATTTTCTTGGTATTACATGTAAAACCATATTTTACACTTTACACCCTTTTTTTATCGGATTAATTCTAATAGCATATTCGTTAGTATTCATAGGTTCTAATAGATCGCTATCTAATCGATTGGAGAATGCGTTAGATTTATCAGGCATCTTTGTAATACTACAGTTGTCAAATACAGGCGTCGGTTGATAAATCATCCCGATGTTTCCAGAATCACGTGCTGCTATGCTATTCTCAAAAGGTTTCTTTGTACTCATCTCAATCTCTGAAGGATCCGCATTAATATTAACATTTCCAGGATTCGGTGTATATCCAGCACTCATCATAATACCCTCACGTGTTCCATCTATCTCAGCATTCTCGTCTGCTGTTCTGTCCATTTGCCTGAAATCGCTACCAGCACCTGCTATACCATACTCGTTAGTATCAGATAAAAATTGTTTATGCGTATTTTTAAGTTCTACATTCGTATTCATATAACCACCGAATAAACCTTCTAATATTCCTCCTAAAAATCCATATTCAGACTTTCCTTTAATCATAGTCTCTTTCATCGTCGTTTTAGCTACTAAATCCGGGTTATAAAGTGTCACCTTGTATGTCGTACCACCTATATTGCGAACCCCATCTATCTTTGGTAATGTTTGTCTTAGCGTAGTCTTCGCATCATTATCATTAAATAATACATAGCCTACACCTTTTTCACCCTTAATATTCGCTACATTCGTATCATGTATCATCGTCTCTTTAACTGTAGTCTTCGCAGTATCATTTAATGCCGAATATGTCTCCTTATTGCCCGAAAGATTCATTAACTCGCTATCATGAACCGTTGTCTCTTTAACAGTAGTCTTAGCTGTATCAGTCAAAGTCGAGTATGTCTCTTTGTTTCCGGAAAGATTTGTTAATTCGCTGTCATGAACGGTTGTCTCTTTAACAGTAGTCTTGGCGCTGTCTGTAAAAGCCGAGTATGTCTCTTTGTTTCCGGAAAGATTTGTTAATTCGCTATCATGGATTGTAGTCTCTTTAACTGTAGTTTTCATAATGTGATTATCAGGGTCATATGTTGTCGCTTTGCTTGGTATTTGGATGCTCGGATTGCCTACAGCACGCTCTGCCTCAACAGTATATTCTTTCATAGAATATTTAAGAGCATCCATTATAGGAGCAACAATCGCTTTAACTATTGAGGTTACATTTGATACAACTGTGCGAGTTTCTGTAGTAGCTCTTTCATTATCATATATCATAATAGCGTTCTTCCCATAATCATTATCTATTCCTTGTCCTGGAGAGTTTTCTCCATATTTAGCGGCTCCCTTATATTCTACATGAAACTCCGGGCGTGCGGTAGGTCTTACATTTTCTGCGGGTCTCTCAGCTTCTTTTGTGAATGCTCCTGTAGTTTTTAGCCACATGTCTGGTGTAACTTCATAGTTAGTATCAGGTCTGTTTTTATTGAATGGTGTTATTACACCTCTTTGCTCGATACCTTTTGGTGGCGCTTGAATAGGTATTTCAAAATATGTTTCTTTTTGATTAATTTTACTTCTTAAATCGTCTAATGTACGAGGTTTAGCGTAATCGGCTGTGTCCATTTGATGAAATCCTCCGGTTGGTGCTGAGTCATATCCTTTATTAATACCGGGACCTACTCTTATTTTCTCGATTGGGAAGAAATTATTAACACGTGAAGAATTATTTATTCTTGACTTTAAAAAATCATCGTTATTTTTCATACTACATACATTTCCTCCGGCATTCATTTCAGGTTTAAATAAACAAGGAACCTCTTTCTTATTTTGCCAAAATTGATTGTTTCCTGTTTTGGTATCAAACACAGAAGACATATTTTCTATATTAGTATTCTGCGTTACATTCTTTCGTAAAAAGGGAGTCATATTGTTATGTGAAAAATCCCCCTTATTTATCATTTCGCCCGACAAAGAAGATACGAAGTTTTCACTCACATGAGGATCATTTGCTGAATCAATACGTGCGAACATATCCGAATAAGAAGGTTTTGCTACAATCCCTGTTTCATATGGTGTTTTAGCCTTTTCATATAATTTATTGCTTCTCTTCTGCTCATCTTCTTTAACCTTCTCCCAATATTTAGAACTATATATGTTATTCATCGATGGAATGTCATTATGATTTGAATATAAATCCATTATTAACCTCTAATGAATATAGGAAAAAAAATAGTAAATATATTATCTATAATTACATATAAAAAATAAATAGTAAACTTTTAGAAATGATAATTTCTAATTATTACATTTAACGCTGGGATACATAGTCCCATAAGGGTATCCCGGTGAATATGCCAAGTTATCCTTAGATTTATTTTTCCATTCATCTAAGTTTGATATTAATTTTGAACTATTATCTTTCGGGAAGAATACAGATTGATCTTCCGGCATTTCAATACATGGCACATGGTTATCCTTCGCAACCATCCTATAATTTACGGGAACACGATCGAATGCTTCAATTGCTCGTGCTTGCGGGTCAAAGCAGAGCCATTCCCATCTATTAATGCCAGTCTCCTTTAATGTACACGGCGGATTTGAGAGTCGTGTATCTTCACGGGGTACTATACATGAACGAGGTTTATTTGCGCCTCTAATATTACATCCGGTAGGTTCGTATTTTCCTGGTAAATATTCGTCAGCATTACACTTAGTATTCTTGTAATTTAAACCGAGTAGTTCACTCGAATCATCGACAGCTTTTTTCATACTACAAGTATTTTGTCCGTAACTCTGGTATCTTAAAGCAGGGTCATTTGGGACATCTTGGAAACATTCTACACAATCATTATAAGGGGTCTCGAGATGATATAAACCGGGACCCACGGCTCTCTTTAGCTTCTCCTTATAACTACAACTATCATAATTCAACCTCGTATCTATATATTGGTTCATATCTAATAAAATAATATATTATTTTATACATAAATAAATAGATATGCTTATATTACCATTATTTGCGACTTATTTAGAAATAATTAATGGAACAAAGGAGCTTACCTATCCTTCTGACCTGACTGATCCAAATAAATTAACAGAGCAGTTTAATAATGGTTATAATAATGTTTATGAAAAAGACGGAGAAATAATAGAGACTGATGGGTTAAGATATGATATAATTAGCGCTTTATACTTAATTATGAGAGGATATAACGCGAACTATTATTATAGCTGGGGTATAATGGATAAAATATGTATTGTATTACTATATATATTAACCTTGTTAATATCTGTTTTTGCGGCATATCTGTCTTTCAGTTGTACATGGAAAGGGCTTGTTGACAATATTTTAATTAGGATTTTGTTCGCATTCTGTGCCTTTATGCTTGGACCATTCTATTTATTATGGTATGTCCTCGTTAATTATTTAGGTAATATGTGTTAATGTACATGTATTATGCGTATATATACGGATCTGTATATATGTTTATATTATCATATAAAAATAAAATAGGTTGGACTTAGCTACATTTGTTATAGTTAATGTGTGGCGGTAAAGGAACTTCGCGATACATTATAGATTGGCATGAGGGAAGATGAAGCATAGTTGTGTCGATTGGTTGGGTTTTATCATTTTTAATTATTCCATCGTTTGAGGGAACATATTGGTTTGTTGAGCACTTAGAAATAATTCGTGTCTGTCCTCTTAATTCGCTGTCTAAATCTACTAAGTTTCCTTGGATGTGTGAAACAGCAGTTCCTCCGACAAATCCTAATTGGTGTCGACATTTATTTACATGCTCATATCTATATGGCGAAAGTACATAAGTTAGTGTGCTTACATTCTCTTGTAATTCTTGCTTATAAGAACAAGTATCGTATGTTGTTCTATTAAAACTCATATTATCTTCTATTATATAATATTTTTTTTATTATATAGAAACATTTTTATTACGCCCTATCCAATTGCAATTTTTATTAAATTCAGCCCGATGTATATAAGAGCGTGTATCTTCACCGCCATTTGTCCATACTGGAACTATATTATTAGGATCTTGAATATCTTTCATAAAATCTAATAATGGTATGAAGTTATTCATTTCTTTTTCCATTATCTGTTTCTTACACATATAAGGATTAGTATTTGTTCCTTCAATAAGGTTAAGTTCCTCACTTATGTTTCCAGCGCCACATCTTAGACTGGGACCCGATGTGAAAATACGGTTGTTTAACTGTATTCTACATTTGTCGTGCGTTAAACCGTTGGGATTATTACGAAGCATAGAATCATTATCTATAAGACAGTCGTCCGCTAAACCGTATCCTGGACGACCACGTAAATTAGGATGTTGTAAATAACTGTCCGTCATTCTTACATTAGGATTTTCACATTCTACGAAGTTATTTGGGAGCAAGTTATATTCAGATATTTTATTATTGTGTAGCTCCTTTGCGATTTTCCAACAATCATCCGAACAAATGCTTGTTGACGTATCAAACTTATTATTATTCATTATCTATTTGTAAATAATAAATAAAAAAATTAATTATTTATCTTTAATATAATTATTCTTTTCATAATTCTCAAATATATCATTCTTAATATCAAACTTGATAGTATCATACCTTTGTTTATATTTTTTATCCAACTTGTGGTTTTTATATTCATGTATCTTCCAATCATCGTTATTAACACTTACACCGACAGTTTCATCAATCGTATTATTTACCTTGTATATCTTATTGAATGTCTCACTTGTCCCTATAGCAACACTTACACCTCCAGCGACACTTACAACATCTTCAATATCACCAGATACTGCTGCGTTTTCTGATACACTTGTGTCCCTGGATTCTTTAGCGTATGTAATTGCCTTAAGTTCTTCGCTGTTTGTTATATTCTTAAGTTTGTAATGTAATAGGTTCTCTTCACCCTTTTCATTTTTAATATAGTCCTTGTATTCTAACTCAGTAGTAGATATTCCTTCATTTGTTTCAATATTATAGGTAATTGATGTAGTCTTCTTCATTACATAAAACGCTTTGCTGCTTATATTTATTCGCATATTATTTATATAATTTATATAATATCTAAATATATTGTAGAATGAATATAATTAGTAGTCCAGTATCATCAAAGACTTCCTCATTATATTTGCCATCTATAGATAGGCCTGCTATCATATATTCACCTCCTTCATCGGCAAGTAGTTCATTATCTGCATCTGCAAGGCTTAATCCACCAAAAGCAGCAAGAATAATACCAAAGTCTCCAACAGATGATTTATCGCAATATTATGATTTATTACCACAAAAACACCCTAAAGAGTTATTACTGTTATTAGCGATGTCTTATATTACAAATTTATATAATGCTATTTATAGTTTTGCTTCTAATATAACCGATATATTACAAAAGGTAAATGCGTGCTACTATATAAAACCCGAACTATTTAAAAAGGAGACAATAGACAAGTTATTATCATTTCAAACAAGAATTCTAAGAGAACAATATATATATACCACATTAAACGGGACAACAATAGATATTAACAGAGAAAGAGGAAATTATGAATACATAGATTTCATATTATTTAAGAAGAGTATGAAAGATGAACAAGACATAAGGTTATACAACTATTTACGAAGTTATTTATATAAGGTTAAGGGGTTAACAAGAGGGCAAGTAGAAAATAGAATGACCGAGTTGTTTAGACATATTCATGTTATGAAGACAGATGAGAGTGTTGAAGAATATATGCGTCGTTATTTTATTAAAAATAATGTAGTAGAAGATGTTCTAGCACTATTTAAAGGCATAGATATTACAACTACTAACATTAAATTAGAAAGCCAGTATAAAACTATCAAGGATTTAATAGATATTATTAATGATATTTGGGTAAATGAAAAGGCTAAAGAGAGGTTTATAAAATATATTCTAAAATTACAAGGCAGCGTAAGCAGCTTTAGAGGGTTTAACAGTCAAAATGGAGGTGCTAAAATCTCTCCAATCTTAAAAATATTTCGCAGAGTATTAGGAAAGCAGTCTACAAGGATTATGCTCGAACAAATCTCAGTATTGAATAAATATAAACACTCTAATAATATAAATTTTCAAAATATATATGCGTTTATTTCTTTACTATGCGGCTATATATTGGAAGTAGATGTGAAGATGCGTGCGAGGTTTAAGAAGGAATACAACCATTTATATGATAAACCTAAACCATTATATAATGACAACTTACGACAATTTGTTAAAGGCTCATCACCTAAACTTGTATCACCTAAAGTAGTCTGGACTACAGAAGAAATAGCAGTAAGAAGAAAACATAATAAAATATTAAACTCACATTTAGAATTCAAAATTAAAGGTGATTTAAGAAACATGAAAAAGCATATTACAGATATTGAAAATAACTTTGGAATAGGAAGTTAAAAACTATGCGTTTTTACACGAATATCAGGGCTTCTATCTTATATAGACTACATTAAATATTTATATAATATAGAATGGAAAGAGAAAATTCAATTAGACTAAGTCCTCGAAGTAAATCATCTTCGCATCATAGTTCTCCAAGAGCATTATTATCTATAGATCTACAGATTAATCCACAAGGACGTATTCCTTCACCTATTCAGGCTTGGGGTGAAATACCAAAGAGAGCATCATCTTCATCAAAAAAACCTACCAAGTTATCGTTTGTAAAGCCAAAAACACCAGTTCTAAAACAACCTAAAAAACCAACAAAAAGTATATTTAAATTTACAAATAAAAATCAATTACATCCTACAGTTCCTACAGTATCGACAGAACCTGTTGGGATTGTTCCAAATAAAAATATTGAATTACCATCAAAAATGCTTGCTATTTATTATGTTGATTTGATATATGATATAATAAGATTGTTGGCTATAGAAATAAAAGGAATAGTAGTAGACATAGGAAAGGAAAAATATATATATCCTCCTATATTTAATGTAGATACTGTTAGTAAATTAGAAAAATTAATAGATGATATAGATAATAATAGATATATATATACAACGTCTTTGACAAAATCAACAAAAACAAAAGATATGAAGGCATTATATTTATTTGTAAAATATTTAATAAAAAAACCACGGGGTAGAGATAGTTTTATAGCACATATGACAGGAATCAAAAGAGCCCAAGGATACTCAGAAAATGATATAAGGGATCATTATAATTATCTAAATCAGTTTAGTGGCATATATTTACAAAGAATAATCGATGATCAGAATTATGGGTTATCTTCAAAAGTTATCAAAAGTATGAAAAATATTAATCATCATGATGTTGAAAATAAATTACAATCTCTCAATAATACGATGGTAGTATTTATAGATATTATTAATAATATATTGAATGATAATGTTGAAACTCGTGTTACCAGGTTTTCAGGTGGATATGTATTCTTTGCGAATTATAGATATAACAAGGATGAAGAAGAATATACGCCACTTATTTATAACTATATAGATGCTTATAATACTAACTTACAAAATATATATGATTATTTCCAAAATATTTTCAAATATTTTAAAAAAATAAATAAGAGAATGGAAGATAGATATGAAAAAGAATATAAAAAGGTTGCTGTAGAATATAAGAAACATCCAGAATATAAGAAGCAGTCTGCTAATATTCGTCTTACTACTAACGCTATAAATATGACACTCGCTACAAATGCTGCTGTATCTGCTGTAAAAAAACAATTAAATAATATTAGCAATAATGTCACAATTAAAAACTTTGAAAATAGGCTTAAGGAAATGAAACATAGGATTGGTGTAACAAATGATGAAATAGATAATTTATATCAAAGGGTATAAGTCATATATAATATCCATAAAATGCTTAGCATAGGCTATCATTAGTTGTAAAATTACTTAATACCTTTAGCTGCTTATTGGTAAATTGTTGATAGCAGTCTTTCCTCAAAGGCAACTTATTTTTCAGGAACAAGTCATCTTCGTGAACCCAATCATTCAATTCACGTCTATCTACAATACATGATTGGCCTCCACCACAGGGACACATACATTTTCCTACGAGCATTCTGGTAATATTATGTATTATTAGTTAGTACATAATATCATTTTTTAATATTTTATTTATATTATTTATATTATTTATTTTATTTATAATTATTTATTAAATAACAATATGGAAAAGCGAACAGTTATCAAAGAACCCATGAAGTTCCCTATGCGATATTTGCCTAAGATGTTGAACAAAAAAGATAATGAAAAGCAACTAAAGATGCTTATAAAATCACAAAAACAATACAAAAAAGGCCAATATTATCTCAGAGAGAAAGTAGCGTCTTTTAAGACCAAGAAGTCAAACCATATAGCAAATGCGCGCAAAATATACAAGATAGAAAACATAGCTCCTACAAAGGAGTTAGTAGCAAAGACAGGATGTTCTTTAGATGTTCTAAATAAGATTGTTAGGAAGGGCGAAGGCGCATACTATTCTTCAGGATCACGTCCAAATCAAACACCGCAATCATGGGGTCTTGCGAGATTAGCAAGTTCTTTAACATCTGGCAAAGCGGCAGCAGTCGATTACAAGATAATAAGCGAGGGATGTGATCATAAGAAGAAAGCATTTATATTAGCAAATAAAGCAAAACAAAAATATAAAGATGGACATTCATCCTCTAAGAAAGTATCAACGAATATTGTAAAAGTTGTTAGAACTGTTAAAAGATAAGTTTTTTATTTTCCCTATCTTCTCTTATTTTTTCTATACAAATATTTAATAGACATTCCTCAAATAACTTATTTCTATCTTCACCAGCATCACAAACATTATTATATACTTCTATATTATTATCAGTATCTTTCACACAAACAGTATCTTTTTTAAAACACTCTGTACAACCTAAAATAACTATAATTTTATATTTAAGATGTGGATATTTACTTAACAATACACTATTTAATTTCTTAGCATCTTCATAATCATCTGTAATATTTTTATACTTACCATTCTGTTCTTCATGATGATAGCACATATGTCCCTTTCTAATAAAAAGGATTGGTACGCCACCATTTGCGCTTGTGTCAGCAGTATTATTCATTTCAAGCATATTAAGTAATCTTAGACATCTTCTATCATACTTTTCTTTATCTGTAAGAATTGTGGTTTCATTAAGAAAGTCATGATGAAAATAAACATCATCTTCATTAATTCTCTCGACACTTAGAGGTTCTGTAAACTTCTTAAAATCACAATCAATACATTTAGATACCCCATTATACGAAACATTCCAATCGAATGGAAGCGAAGCTTTGCGTAGATTATATTTAGTTAAAAAGTTAGCTACATCACAATCAATCCCAATAGATACAAATAGCATATTAAATACGATATTAATAGATATACAAGATATACATATATACATTATTATATATTTTTATATCATTTTACAAAAAAAACAGGATATTATGAAATCATGATAATACCATATATACATTAATTATGAATTGAACTTCTTAAATCTGTGTATATATTTTCATAGCATTTAAGCCCATTCTCCTTACAAGATGGTCCAGTATTATATAACCAATCACCTAATTTTTCTCGCTCATTAGGGATAGTTGTTGAGGGCATAGTATAAAATTGTCGAGGTAATAGTGATTTATTATATAAATCGTCGGTCTCACGAAATACACTCTCGTTAAAATACTTGTTCATATTATTGTTTATTTTAGAATTTTCTATAGAGCATGCTGAGAACATATTGTTATTCTCGTCGTATTTACTATCTAATATATTAGGGTTCATGAACGGATTTGATTTTGTAGGCTTGATACATTTCCTGTTATTTATTATATCAAGATCATTCTCATTTAAATACTTTTCTATTTGCCTATTTTTTTCAAATTGATAATTATATATTACTATAGAAATTATCATAATTATTAACACAAATAAAATATATTTTGAATCATTAAAAATTAGGGTAAAAATAACTCCTAAAAATAGCAACCCTCTTATAATAGCATTCAGTTTTTCTTCAAACGTCATATTAATATCAGGAATTAATATAGGCGTTGTTAATACATTTAAATTATCTAACCAAAACATTATTTTTTGTTCTTATCCTAATATCTATATTATTTTTAATTCATCATTCATCTGCTTCCCCTGCCTCTCTACGTTTAGCAAGTTTTGATTTTAGTTTATTAACAGTCGCCAATTTTTTAAGTGCGGGTCTATTTACAGTCTGTCGTGAACCACCCTTTTGACCATTACCGCCTCCATTCATATTACCCATCATATTCTTAAACATATCCATACCTTGTTTGTTATTCATCATAGAAGACATCATATTCATCATAGATGCCATATCAGGTTGATTAGCGCCACCACCTCCTTTAGAAGCTCCTTGGTTATTGGCACCAGCAGCACCAGCAGCACCAGCAGCACCAGCAGCACCGGCACCAGCTCCAGCACCTCCAAATAATCCACCAGGCATCGCTGAAGCAAACTTAATAGCATCTTGTAGAAGGTTTTCTTGCTTTAGTTCGCCAGTAGATATTTTATTTGCCATCTTTCTGCTAACATTAGAGATAAGTTCGCTAAAGCCGCTGTCAGGATCACCAATAGCCTTTAGAATATCGCCATTCTCACCAATAGACTTTTGTAGCTTTTCGACATCTACATCTTCCAAGATTTCTTTAGCGAGTTTTCCAAGCATAGTCCCTTCCATTTGCGACATGTCAATACCAGTAGCATTCTTTGTATCATTAGCCGCCTTCTTTGTTTTCAGTTCATTCAGTCGTTCAATCAGCTTTTTATGCTCATCATTCGTAATATTATCAAGTCCTACCTCATTCTTAGTATCTTGAAGAACAGATAAATACATCTTCACATCATCATCGCTTAATTCATTAAGAAATAAATAGAATACTGAAAAAAAGTGATGGCATAGATAATCATCATTCACAAGCTTTCTTATTGAAGAAATAGTTATATTTTTATATATACAAATATCTTTAACATCGTCAGCAAGGAACCAATCATTTGATGCGCTAATATCATCGATATTGATATAAGATTTCCAAAAATCTTCAGGTATAGACTTTACATATATAATGTATTCGTCAGATGATTTATCGAGTGTAATATAATTATCCTTGATTGCTTTTAGAATACTCTTTCCAAAAGCGTTGTCATCATTATTATCATTCTCTCGTAGGCTCTTAGCAGACGTTTTAATACGCTTTATTAAGTCAATATAATATTGATTAAATATAAATTGATTAGACATTTTATTTTTAATACTCTTATAAAAATATATTATGATAATTCCTTATATATATTTCGAAGTTTTACAAGTTTCATGAGTTTTACAAGTTTTAGAATTTTTGTGAATCTCTTAATTTCTTTAACTCTTCAAGAGACTGATTATTTCTATCACTTTTAGAAGTAGAGCCGCCGCTCGCATTTCCAGAAGTATCATCATTAATATTTGCGGCAATATTTTTGATACCATCAGTAATATTATTATCATTTGTTATAAAATCCCAGTTATAATTCTTATCATTCAGCTCTTTAGTCTCATCCTCTATTATTGAAAAATTATCTGAGAAAGAAGCAGTATTTAGAGTGAATGCCAAAGGTTCGCTATCTTTATCTCCACCACTACTGCTGCTACCGCTGCCGCTGCCACCGCTGCTGCTCCCGAGGCTACCGTTGCCCGTATTAGCTAATGGTATAATATCATTTTCACCTGACCCTGTCTTGTCTAAACGTGTACTCTGCGTACTACATAGGATGCCTCTTCCAGGTAATAAAAGATGGTCAAATACAGATTTCCCAAATAATAATTCTTTGCTTGGCAGTATCATAAAGGCAGGCACAGAATGGATTTTACTTTCTATATTAATATTTTTATTACGTAAATCATCAATAGATACAAGTTTGATTATCTTCTCCTTATCATATCTTTTAATATGCTCTAATAACATTTTGCAATGATTACAAAAAACACTATAAAACAATATCATTTATATATATTTAAAAATATAATCCCCTTATATAATAAAAAAATAATAGAATACTTAATAATATAACGAATGCCATAAATACCATGAAATACACAGAATATATCTACGCAATTATTCATCCCTCTTCTCAAATATACACCATCTATTGAAAGAGCTGAAGCGCTTTAGATCTTTGTTAACATCTGTTTCTAACTCATTAATAGCTTTGTAGAGATTTTCATTCGTTTCTTTTATTCCTTCTAAATTACCTTTTAGTCTGTTAAAAGTATCAGAGAACATTTCAGTCTCTTTAATATACAGCCCATAATCTTTACATTTATCTACTAAAAACTTGTATGATACAACATATTCAGGAATTAATTTACCAGTTGTCTCAATAAACACATTAATCTTCTTATTATATTTTGAAGTCTCCTCTTTATCATAGCATCTTATTATTGCCCAAATCGGTTCTCCTCTATCATCCTTTCTCATAGATAATTTTTTAAATCCTTCTATCTTATCTCCGCCATTACTCTCAATATCATTTTCGATCTTTTCGCCATCCATAAAGGTACAGAAGAATACACCTCCATCATTTAATAGCTGATATACATTCAATAAAAATCCGTCAAGCATTTCTTCGTTTTTAAAGAAATAGTGGATACCAAACATACACGAGCAAGCATCAAAACCATTCAATCCTTTCCCAATAATACGATTGAATTGTGTATCATTATTTTTATTCCCTTTGCTAAATACCATCTTTAGCACATTATAGCTTTCTTTGTCATCAATCGCAGGATCTTCATTTATAGCACATTCTCCTGTTCTTATTGGCTTAGCACAATCTCCAACAGCAAATACCATATCAGGAAATCGCACATTCGGATTGTTTTTCATATTTATAAAGAACCTCTTACGTTCTCTTAGCAATCGCGAGTAAGCCCCATGATTAGGACTATATATATTGTTTTTCACTAAATCAACACCTAATACAAATCTATAATCATTCTTGATCCATCTATTTAGATCACCACCCTGACCGCATGCCAATTCTACAATCGAACCTTTTCTTGTTGGCTTAGAATATAGCATTTCTTTTACTCCGTGGTTATGAAATACCAACATTTGATGGGATAACCTTGCGTCATTCTGTAATGTTCGGGAATAATAAATATCAGTTGCGCTTAGCTCCGCAACATCCATATTATTAACAATAACCTCATTTCCTATAATATTATTTTGTGATATAGGGTTATGTATTGATCGCCATATATTACATGCGACACTAAAGTCATTCAGCGTCTTTGATAAGATCCCCTGTCTATATATACGAGTTTTATCTTCCCTTACACGCATAGGTTTCCAACGCATAGAAGGAATAGGTTCACTACTATCATAATTAAACTCGACAATAGTTTCATCGTCCATTTTATCGCCGTTATCACATCGTATCTCTTTATTTGCTCGAATTTTAACAAGAGAGCTGTCGATCCCTTTTTCATAATAGTATTCTGGTTTGAACAGACGGCATATATATTTCTCTCTCTCTTTTATATTATCCTTAAACTGTTTAAACTTATAGATATAATTAAAGACATCTTTCATAGTATAGTTCTCTATTTGCGATACATTATACCCGACGTATAATTTGAACTCTGCGTAATTAACAGTATCAATCGTGATATTATCAACCCTTTTAACAAGAAAGTCAATACTATTCTGCTCAGGCGGTTTCCACTTCAATACTTTGTCCCACCCGAGTTTCTCTGTAAGCGGCTCAGGTTTATTAGCATAATTAGAGAAAACCGCAAGTTTTGCTGGTGTGAAAATCAAACCGTCTATCTCGTAAGGATATGCGAAAGCATTTGTTAGAATATTCTTACAGTCTCCTAAAATGTCTTCTGAATATAGGTGCTCTTTCACAATATAATCAATCGCAAATTCGCTCTTGCCTTTTAATAGTTGTTTGGTCTTCAGTAAATAATTGTATCGGCTATCACGACTCTCACGACTTTCTCCTTTATCTCCTTTGCTGCTTCCATTAGAAATTAAAGGGAGTTGTGTTATTTTGTTTCCGTTGTAATAATAAATATCGAAAGAGGCATATAGACCGACCGAAGAATTGTCTTTTCGCTTATTACAAACTATATATTCGCCGTCTATGAGTGAATTATATAATTCGCTGGGACTTTTCAAACCGGTGTCAATAACTTGATGTGAATTATTGATTAAATATACACCACCTACGCTATTTATATACATTAGCAGTCGTTCACCATCAGCTTTCTCGGTTACTGTATATTCTGATAGGATGCTTGTAATCCCATAGCCATGCTCATAATCACTCGGGTTGAGCATATTCATTCTTTCGAGCGTAAAAGGTTTTGGGGTTAATAGCGGCGGCTTTTTATCATCATATCTTCTTGTATATATGTCGCCTTTAACGAGAGCTCCATAGTCTTTTATAACTTCTGCTTGCTGATTTTTTGAAATTATGAAGCTATTTAAATGTAGGGCTTGCTCCATTTTAATGATCGCAGGTATTATATTATCTTTATCTGTATTTGTTATATCTATGTAAAATTCGTATTTCTGCGTCTTATTGATGATCTTGGCTTTGTTAAGAAACTGATGGTAATCTTTCTCGTTTGCTTCATAATAATCACGGTCATGGCATTTGGTAATATTTACAATATATTTGATATTGGTAGCAGTATCGGTATATGTGATACATTTATTGATTTTAAAGTATTTTCGCATGTTATCCCAATTTGACACAGGCGCTGTTTCGGTGTCAATCTTTGTATTTCGAATATTCAAAAATGTAAGGGTTGAATTAAAGAGCATGTTAACAACATTTTTAGAAACCAAGTTGTGATTATACCAAGAAATAAGCTTTGCGTCATATTTGTAATTATTATGCTGACTGTAATATAATATTTTCTTGGCACTTTTAATAGTTAGTAAATAATCGTTTGAATATGCGTGTAATGTTTGAGGTTCAGATTCCTCGACATAACCTTCGCTATTCATTATATTTACAAAGTTGTAATAGTTGTCTTCAGACCATAAGTCGATATTATCGACTTTAATAATATTTTCAATATTTTCATCTCCATTTAATGATATATTATCTATTATTGTGAAAATAGTATCATCTTTTGATATTTCCATATTATTATATATTATCTAATAAATATAGATATTATAGATTTATATATCATTTTTTATATAAATAAAAAAATGATATATTCTTATAGATTAAACACATATATTGTAATAGAATGTCAAAAATGTTTATGCCTATCAAATTTAATACAACAATTATACTAACACCGAATGAGTTAAATAAACACTTTGAAAATAGCATTCTTACAAAAATTAAAGAGACCCTTGAGAATAGTTGTAGTAAGCACGGGTATATTAAAAAAGATAGCATAAAAATAATCAAGAGATCGCCTGGGTATATAAAGGAATCGCATTTTAATGGCAATATAGCGTATGACTTAAATTGTATTGCGGAAATCTGTAATCCTGCGCAAGATTCGACGGTTAAATGTATTGTGAAAGCTAAGAATAATCTCGGATTGCTCGCAATCGGCAAATATGAAGACATGGCTATTTTAGAAGTGATAATTCCTAAGATAACTTCAGGAATACTTTCAGATGTTAATATAGACAATATTAATATAGGCGATGAAATAAACGTAGTAGTATGTGGTAAAAAGTTTACTTTGTATGATAAAATGATTTCTATCATCGGTAGAATCATCAAAGATAAGTTAGATGATGACATAACCGTTATTGAAGAAGATGAAGATGACAGTCCGTCTATTGACGATGAGGAAGAAGATATCTTGGCTTACGAGGATGATGTATTGAATAATGAAGAAGACTTATATGAGGAAGACGAGGATGAAGATGTTGAGGTTGATAATGTAAGGAAGATTATTATAGATGAGGATAGTGAGAAAATTAAGGGAGGAGGATTTAGTATGTTTGATGAAGATGAAGAGGAGGAGGAAGAGGAAGAAGAAGATGAATTAGACGAGTTAGATGACATGGATGATGTAGAAGATGATGTTGATGAAGATCTTGATTTTGGAGGAGATGATTATGAATAATGCTGATTATGAATAATGCCCAATAATCCAATCTTTATAATTTAATATATAAAAAAATATAGCCTATTGTTATTTATAAATGAATAAAATAGATATATGTAAAACGATACAAATGAATGTATCTAAATTAACCGAGAGTGAAAATTTAGAACTATTCAAAATAATATTAGATACAAATGCGAATTATACTAAAAATAATAATGGTATTTTTTTAAATCTTAATTGGATTGAGGAGGACTTGCTTATTAAAATAAATAATTATATATTATTTTGTATTAAATCGCAGAATGAAATATCTAAATATGAGTTGATGAAAACATTACTTAATGATAGCATTAATACAAAGGATAATGGTGAAGATGATATTTCTTTAAGTAGCAAAGGTTGTAGTGGAGTTAGTGGAGTTGATGGAGTTGATGTTGCTAAATCTGTTAGTGGAGTTAGTGGTGTTAGTGGAGTTAGTAGCGGAAACTTTGCTAATACTGTAGGGAATACAGATAGTTCTATTCAAGCTTCTGTTGTGAATGCTACAATTCCTAAGCAAAAGTTTTCTTCGAGCATGAAGTTTTATTTATTGAAAAAGAAGTTTATGAAGCAAAATACAAGCTATAGCAACTGCTTAGAGAATGATTTAACATATGAGGATTATTTAATTACATAAAAAAATGATATATAGTACATATTACAAACAGAATATACAGGATGATTGATATACTCTATAATAAATTAGGTGCGTGTAATGATGTATCCTTAGCTGAATGGAAAGATGTAGAACAAGCAGTTTTTTATAAGCATTCGCAGGCTTCGCAGCTTTCGCAGGCTTCGCAACAACATCAGCAGCCAAATAAAGAAAACTCTAATACTACTAAGAAAGCATCGCATATTCCAGAAGTTTGCGAAGAGATAGTCATTCAAGCAGCGCCAGTTATACAAGCAGCGCCAGTTATACAAGCAGCGCCAGTTATACAAGCCTCAAAGGTACGACTTACAGATATATCATCTAATAAGAAGAAGCCTTCTAAGGATGCGACTATTAAACCGTTCGAGATTATTATGAGCGAGACATTATCTTTTCATAATTCCACAGACTATATAAAGGAATCTTTAATCACCATGATATCGAAAGAGGAGTTTTCAAAGATTTTTGGATTAACAAAGTGTGCTGAGATAATGTCAGGAATAGTTAATAATAGATGGAATAAATCGACGGCATTATTTATATCATTTCTATTTGATAAAGAGGTTTATTATAATGATAAGATTGTATTATATAATAAAGAAAAAAATAGAGGACGGATTACAATTCCTTAGAAATTCATATCTTATTCCTTTGGTTTATACAGAGGATATAAAACAAGTTTATTTTTATTAAGTAATATATTAGCTATATGACTACATAATACTTTCTTATTTTTCATTTTATTATCTTCGCCAGCAACGCCAGTTGTCAGCTGATTTAGAATTAAAGTATAATCTTCGTGTTTATAGGATGTACATTCCATACCTGTTAGATTACCCTTAACAGGTTTAAATACTTTAAATATATACCTATCTACTGTTTCACCTTTATCTTTAACTTTCGCACGTATTATAATGCCCCACACAGTCTCTTCTTCACTCATATCATGTGGGATATATACTTTTTTAAATATACGGTTACTAAAATATTCTGTTATATAGGCAGGTCTTGCGTTCTCCTCCATCTGTTTAATTGCGTTATATAGTTTTATATTTTCTCTAATCATCTTTACCTGTCTATCGTCAATCATCTTAAAATACTCATCTTTGTCATTTCTATTCTTTATAATTTTGTTGTTCTTGTCTTTGTATTGAATATATGTGTTATCATCTTCGTTATTCTCACTAAACATATTTATGTAACCTATATATTCATTATCATTATTGGTATATGATGGTATATCTTTATCTTTTATTAATATCCCCTGTTTATATAAGCAGTCACTAATAAAATGAATACTTGCGTCAAAGTTATTAGCAGCACCAGTATTTGCTGGATATGATTTTAAAATATAACCTATTAATATCTTAAAATTGTCTGCTGTTATATTTAAATATATAGATATTGTGCTTTTATTAACATCATTCAAATCTATCTTCATTTCATCAAGTATTTTTTGGACTGCTTTCTTGTCATTTATAGCTTTGTTTTCAGCATTAGGTGAGTTGCCATTTATGTCGATATTCGCAGCATTCGCAGCATTTGCGGCATTTGCGTCTATTCTTTTTAATAACATATCATTATTATATCTAATTATTTTGCCCTTAGTATGAACATCTATAGGGCTTATTAATATACCATCCTTGTATCGTGTAATATACTTATTTTTAAAAAATATGTTAGGATATATTATATTTTTAATAGCATACATTAATATATCATTATCAATTTTGTATCCCATATTGTTTTTTAACATAGGAAAATCAATATATATATTCCCTGTTTTGTTTTCTATATTAATTATATTTCTAATACTATTTTTAATACTTGGTAAAAGATGTTTGTATATTTCACTACGAAATCCCCGACTATTTATTTTAATTCCATCATTATTACCATTACCATTACCATTAACATTACATTTAGGTTCGTTAATCTCTTTGTCACCGTAATTATACTTAATAAGGGCACCTTGTGATGTCTCAATATTTATATTATCTAATTTAAAAATAGATTTAGGGAAATAATTAATATTTTTCATTAAATGGCAATCAATCGCATTATCCATTATAATTCTATCAACCTTCTTGCTTTCAATATATTTTCGTGTTGATATTCGAAAGGCATTAATATCTATACTTTCTCTCTTAGCGTCATCATTAACACTCGCATGCATAAATACCGAAACGTTGCGATTTTCGATATTAAGTTGATTATGTCTACAATTACGAATGCCACGTCCTATAATTTGGTCAGCTCTATTAAAGTGATACCATGGCTCTATTAAATGTATTTCGCGAGTATTGAAAAAACTCAGACCTTCGCTTGCTACAGGAGTAATAAGGATAACCTTGATTTTTGCCCCATTCTGATTATCTTTGCTATTAATTATATTTATCAATTCATCTATTTTAGTATTTCCCATATACTCTCTGTTATCACTCGTAAGTATACAATACTTAGGATTATTAATACCTTCATATACTGGTTTGTCTTTTACAATTTCAGCATTATTCAATATATTTGTAGTTCCTTCTCGCTTATATCCTAAGTGTTCAAGGCATATTGCTATAGGTATTATACCAGATAATAAAAATCGCGAGTATATAACTACTATCCCCTTTGATTTACGAATAAAATTACAAATGTTTAAAAACTTCCCTGAATATTTTCCTAAATGTTCTTCATCCGGTTGTAGAGCATTATTATAACCTTCCGCATATTTTAATTCTAACGGATCACTATTCTTTGTTTTACTAAAAAAATTATAAAAACCCTTAATACCTATATTATTATCATATACAATATTCATAGGTTGTAATAATTTCATATTATTATTCTGTTTATCATTACTATCATCATCTTCTTCGCCAATATCCACGTCAGCATCTATGTCAACGTCCATGCCCGCATCGACATCGGCATCGGCATCGACATCGGCATTCATACCACGTCGTTCAAGTTGTTGAATTATCTTCTTTTGAGCCTCTCCTAATTTAGATATTACGATTTCATCATCTATATTTTTCAACCATTCAAGGTTTTCCTTCTTAATTGCCTTATTATTCATGTCTTTTGTAGGAGCTTTCTCTAATACTTTTATACCACTATTGCTGGGATTGAGCTTTAGTGCGAATGTGAAAGGATTCTTGCCTTTTAAGTAAGAGATATATCTACCAGACAAACTCTTAATAAGCTTAATAACATTAGCATCATCTATGTTGAAGGTCTTGTTGTTAAATAACTTCTTATTTTCATTCAGTATATTAGTATGCTTGTCATTTATAATTAATAATTTCAAAAGTTCTAAAATATCTCTGGGTTCATTATACATAGGTGTAGCAGATAATAATATTAATCTGTTATTAACTCCTTTTTCAAGACAATTCATTAAAGCCGAGTATGTTTCCTTTACCTTTTTATTTGTACTTCTTATGTTATGTGCCTCATCTATTATTATAACCTTATTTTTTACAATCTCCTTACTATTACTATATTTATCTTTAATATATTTAGCAAATCTGTCATATGTAAAAATTTCATAGCGGGTTTTTAGCAGAGCTTTTAGTTCTATTTTAAGTCGCTCTCTGTATTCTTTCACACCTCCTTTTTTATCTTGTCTCTCCTTGTTTCCTTTGTCGAATGTTGATTTATAAATATTTAGTAATTTTATGTAATTTTGATCTGTGCATTGGTTAGACAATTTCTCTAATGTATCATAGCCATCTATTTTAAATACCTCAGTTTTAAAGCTGTTCTTTAAAGAATGAGGCATAATAACCCATATCATAGGATCTGATTCTGAGGAAACTTGAGAACTTAATAGCGATTCTGCTATTGTAATAGATGAGCATGTTTTACCTACACCAACACCATGATATAACAGAGCACTCCTATAAGGAGTTCTATATGATATATATTGTGCTATAAAATGCTGATACAACATTTTGTCGAATTTTTCGCAAAATTTATTTGATACTTTGTCAAAGTCATTTACATTATTTATTATAGGGAAATCAGGTATTTTATGAATTAAAAATTCCTTATTATTAGAAATTTTAGAAGTAAAGTCAGGATCTTCTATATCAGGATAATATAGTTCAAATTCTTTATTAGAATTACTATGAGATGAAGAAGCACGTGATCCTGGCAAAGAAATAGATAAGTCCTTGCTTTTATTGTACTTGTCTGACTTGTCTGATTTGTTGGATTTGTTGGATTTGTCTGATTTGTTGGATTTGTTGGATTTATCTGATTTATTTAGTTTTGGAGGTGATTGCGGTGGTATAGGCGACTCTTTAACAACCTTCTTATTTTTTGGAGGTCTTCCTCTTTTAGGATTATTTTCATTAGGAATTTTATCACACTTAGCTGTTAATAAGTTTCGTATTGTTCCTTCTTTACATAGATTAAGACATGTTTTTTTAGTAACAGGGTTTAATTCTTTTCCTTCAGGACAGACTTTTACAGGATTTGTAGCATTTTTATTCATTAATACTTACCTTTCTATTTAGATTAAAGAAGATTTATAATATTAAAGATTCATTTATTATATTATGAGCTTTCTTGAAAATTTCAATTCTTTCGATATTATGATATTTAATATGTGATAATACTTCAGTATAGGTTAGCCACTTAATATCTCTAACTTCCCTAACTTGTTCTAAACAATTGTTATCTAAGAATATTTTAGATTTCTCTTTGACAATTTTAGCGATATAATAAACATGCTTATATAGTATGTTATTAGTACCAAAGAATATTTCTTGAAATGGATTTATATCATTAACTATTTGAATGTCATCTTTATATAACTGTGTTTCTTCACAGAACTCTCTTACAGCACAATCAATATCACTCTCACGAATTTTCTTTCGTCCTTTAGGAAACCCCCATTCCTGTTCTAAATAATTACATTTCACCTTGCTTGATTTTATAACATTTACAAAATTATTATTATTTATTACATAGTCAAACTTAGATTTTGACTCAATATATTCCTTCGTATGCTTAAATATATTTTGCGATGTCTGACACCACGTATAATTCCATATAGTATCAAAACTATTTTCTAAAATCATCTCCTTTTCATTCTCAGTCATATAATCAATCAGTTGTTTAATATAATTAATATCAGACTGATTATATTTTCCTCTAACAAACTCCATAAAAGCCAAGCTGTCCTTGCGTTGTATCATAATATATTTAATTTCCCCATTCTCGATTTTATAGCAGATTATGCCAAAACTCATTATAGGATGTAAGCAATCCTTGTATAAATGCCCGTTAATACCGCAATTTCTACATATTTGTGGCCTAAAATACCCACTACGCTTTGCGTCATCCTCTTTATTTTTCATAATTTTAAATTAAACATTAATATATAATATTGAAGAGTTCTTAAATATCTTTGAGATATAAGATAGATAGATTATAGATTAGATATATATATGTGGTGATATTATAGATGACTACTATTCAGTTCTTTCCGAGTTTGCGGAATTATACGAATCGAATTACTATAACACGAAATGGGATTAAAAAGCCGATAACAGATTTTGTATATGAGTGGAAGAATGAAGATGATGCTGACGATTATTTTGATTTAAGAGAGGGTGATGGATACTGTAGGTTAAATTACAACATTATTACATATTTATTAATAAATCATCAACAATTATTTCTAAATAATTATACAAAGTCTGAGTTATTAGAGTATATACAGTCTAACATTTTTGACAATCCTAATACTAAAATTAAAAATTATGAGGAATATATGAAAGATAATGAAATAAATGTTTATAATTTTATTTTAGAACAGTTAAAAAATATTCAAATATTATACAATTCATTAGCAACAAAACTACCTCCTTTATATGCTGTAGTTAATATACCAAGGTATAGTCAAAGAAGGCAGTCAAGAGAGAGAATGGTTTTGTTTCGTGGTTTCAATTACCCTCGCTATAAAAAAATGCTATATAATGTATATTTAGGGAATATAATTACGACAGAAACCTTCTTATCAACATCGATTCAAGAGAAAATAGCTATTAAATATGCTTTTAATCATGATGATGATGTTAGTAAACATATTGTCTGGAGAATTATTATTGACGAGGATATGTTTGACACGTTTAATTATACATTTATATCAGAACCTTTCAGTATTCATGACAGTCTCGAAAAACTGTTTGCGAATAGCAATATAGAATGTGAGTTTTTACTAAATATGGGGGCACTTTTAAAATGCGTCGAAATTAATGTTATTTATGATTTTCCAGGATATTATATAAAGGGTTATAATATACCAAAAAAAGGATATACAGAATATACGTTTAAATTTATTGGATGGAATATCGATTATATTGAACGTATAAATAAAAATATGAGTAAATATATTACGTATTTAAGGACGTAGGGATTTAAGGACGGGACTACTTAAGGAGCTTAGAATGAACTGAACATTTCATTATCATTAGTATAAGGCTCAACAGTTTCGTTTGTTCGTGGGTCGCTGTTAACATTAGCACGTTGACGCATAGGTTCCTTGATAGGAGTGAAAGATGAATCAAGCGGTGAAAGGTTGTCTGATGAATCAAATCCGGTATAACTTCCATTCATGGGTTGTTGAGGGGATTGTTGAACTTGTTGAACTTGTTGAACTTGTTGGGCAACATTCATGTGTTGAGATTGTTGAGGGAATTGTTGTTGTTGTGTGGGAGGCACCGGAGGTAAATATTGCGCGGATGACATATCCTGTTGAGGAGGGCGCACAGGAGGACGCATGTGCGGTTCACGGTACTCGGGGCTCTCAGCGGCCTCAGATCGTTCATGGATAGCATGAGGAGAGTTGTTCTTGTCCTTTTCATAGGAGTTCATTATATTTTTAGCATAATTATTAGCATTAATATTATCAGTAGTGACATCAACCTTGTTATTTTCTATGTCATCTGAAATTCGCTCGTTTGCTAAATCATAGTTTGTCATAGATATGAAGAGGGAGATTATGATCATTACACAGTAAAATATAATCATAATTGCTAATACCCACGCAAGTGCCCAGCACCACCAGCGAGTATTATAGTTTCCACCAGTAACAATACAAGTTAGCTCGAATAGCGACATTAATATAGATGGGATTGTTATTATTAATATAAATATTACGAATACTAATCGCTGCTCAATAGGTATTTTGCTGCTGGTGAATAGAATTGCTAAACATATTATTAAAATAGTTATAAAAAGAGCGATACCCGCATACTTTGATTGCTCCGACCCTAAAAATACATCACTTAAATTAGTTGAAGCAGAAGCTGGCATATTATATATATATTCTAATATGATAGAAAGAAAAATAAAAAATGATAATCACAATTATATAAATATATAATCACAATTATAATATAAAAAATGGGCATCCCTTATTATTTTTATTCGCTGACGCAAAAATACAATAATATTCTTTCAAATAATAAACCTACCGGATTGTCGATGTATTGTATCGACTTTAATGGCATTATCCATAATGTTGCTCAAGATATTATCAAAAAATATGCCAAGAACGGCGATACTAAGAGCGGCGATCGGACTGTTAGCGGTGATATTATTGAACAAGAGATTATTGAAGGTGTGTGGGAAAGAATTAAATATTACTTTGACAACTATAAGGCTGGTAAATATATAATTTGTGCTGATGGTGTTGCGCCTCTCGCAAAAATGTTTCAACAACGAAAGCGCAGATATTTGAATATTCATAAAAATACTTTGGATAATGTTAAAATCATTTGGGATACTAATGCTATTACACCAGGTACCATGTTTATGGAAAATTTAAATAAGTATATTAATAAAAATATTACACAAGACCGTTATATTAACAAAATTATTTATAGCGGTAGTAATGAATGCGGTGAAGGTGAGCACAAAATCTTCAATATTCTTAAAGAAACTCCGAAAGATGCCAAGATTATAATTCATGGGCTTGACGCCGATTTAATCATATTATCTCTGATGTCGCACAAAGAAAATATATATTTAATGAGAGAAATGAAAGACCCTCATACAAACAATACAGTATTCAACTATTTAAATATAAAAGAGTTGCGTAAAGCAATTTTATGCGAATTGAAGAAGGATTGGGATATTAATATAGGCGATACTAACATTACCGACGTTAGCAGCGATACCGACGTTAGCAGCGATACCGACAATCCTCTTATGAACAATAATGATTTGATCGAAACATATTGTACTGCTTGCTCTATCCTTGGAAATGACTTTGTCCCGCATTTGCTAACGATTGAATTAAAAAATAATGGCATAGAGACGCTAATGTCAGCAACCAAGCGAGCTATAAAAATCAACGGACTATTAATAAATAATGGAGCGATAAATCATAACTGTCTTATTGATATTTTCAAAGATTTAGCAAAAACCGAGGATGAAGATATTCATCGCATTTGCGAAAGATATATTAAAAAACGAGTTCCTGATAACAAAAATGCACCAGGAGCTCCAGTAGCTCCGAGTGATTATTATGGATTAAAAAATAAAGATCCGCTAATAAGCACAATCTATAACAGTCCTAATAAATGGCGCCAGGAATATTATAGGGTTATTTTCGATAATAATATATCGATTGATTCGACTGTTATGTTTAATGCGTGTAATAACTATATTAAAGGTATCTATTGGGTTTATTCATACTATAAAGGGAATGAAATAGATTGCGAATGGTATTATCCTTATAATTACCCACCGACAATCAAAGATATTCTAAACCATTCGATCGCTAATGAAATCCCCGTATTAGACTGTGAAAATGATTTTGTACCATCATATATTCAGCTTCTTATAGTATTGCCTAAATATAGCGTTAATTTACTTGCTAAAAAACATCAGCGGTATATGCTCGATATATATTCAGGACTATTTCATATGTATCCTGTAAAATACAATATTCAAACATTTCTTAAAACACAATTATGGGAATGCTCGCCAATCCTTCCACTAATTAACATAAATTATATTAAACGTGTTATCGATCTTGAGAAGAGATAAAAATACAAAAATATACTATTATATAATACATATATACACATATACACATATACACATATATCATTCATGACATGAACTCAAATTCCTTATATACTATTCTATGATATAAGGAAGTGCGTCTGTGCTAAAGGACTTTGTAAATATTATAGGTATTCTGTACCAGTTATTATGAAAGTAGTTGGTACTAATAAATTTTATAATATCATTTTCGCTAATATTGTAGTTAAACATCAAGTTTATAAAGTATGCGTTATACTTATAAATAGTAATAATCTCACTTCTATTATATTTTTCTAATACATATTCTTCATCATTTAGACACTTATACCTGTCATCATCTGTAATATTTTCCATATCAATTCCCAAGCTCTCAATAATTGATATGATCTTTTTGAGATTTTTTAGAATTTTATCAGTATATTTTTTTTGCTCTATTATCATATACCTTTTAATTTGCGAAACAACATAGGGGGTTTCCTTAAATATGTTTGCTATTATATTAGCAATTTTAGTCTTGTATTCTTCATTTATATCTAAATCAAAATAACCCACTATATCTTCGTCATCGATATAAACCTCATTCCTTCCTTTTTTTATAGATATAGATCTTATTTGCTTAAAATATTTTTTAGCCTTTTCTATATCAAAACTCAACAATATATTCTTATTATTTCGAGCTATCTTACAAGTACATAGCATCATCTTTGCCTTTTTTGTGTCAATATCCGTAAATGTTGTGTCGTTAGTAAATATGAGTTCGCTAAAAAGGTCGTAGTTAATCGAAGCCATCACAAGTGATTATCTTTGAATTGCTCAGTTTGCTTTTGGTTCTTAATAAAAAATTAATGAACCCCCAATCAATTTTTTTAAATCTTCAAGGGTGTAAATTAAAAATAGAAGGAATTTGTTCTAATCTGTTTAGATAATACAAAAAAATTGATGGTATGTCTGTTAATAGGTATCAGATACCAGCAAACAGCAAACAGCAAGCAACAAGCGAACAACAAGCGAACAACAAGCAAACAGCCAATCAACCTAAAAACCTACCCGAAAGAAAATCCCAAAAGATGTCAGCAATCAACTATGACCTTCTTAGTGAGATCATCTTCACTAACGATGATATATTCAATAATATTAACATCGAGAATGCGAAAGTCGTGTCTTGTCTTTGTAAGGCCGCAAACTCAAATAAGGATATCAAACTCAGTTTTGATAGGGCAAAGGCATACGAGTATTTTGATAAGATATTTGATGTACTTACACATTACATAATGTATAAAAAAAAGGAGGCTTATATGAAACATGAAGAGCTACTCGAACTCCATGGTGAAGAGTATAGTATTACATCACAGCTTGATTATATTATAAGCGGCTTGAAGTATGAAAATAATAATGTGCTTTACGGATTTCGTGAGCTGATTGTTCTCGAGTTCAGGGAATACATATATAATTATGAAAAAGCCAGAGATAGTTTCGATATTAAATTTAATTTAGATTATTGTATTCAATATAACCTCCTTATCAATAATTTAGGCTTCTATGAGTATTACGAAAATCATATCTATGATCCAAAGCATTATATATTAAAGCCAGACAGTCTCTACGACTTTGCGAATGCTTAAGCAATTAAGATAGTATGTTAGCTAATACAACGTAGTATCAATAGACCATATCACAAAGCACAAACGCAATTCTTTATCATCAATAAATACCTGCCAATTATTTTTATCTTTGTTTTTTTGGTCTATGCTAAAAGGTGTTTTTGATTCACTCGCTTTAACTACATCTAAGATATGTCTCTTATAAGAACTATTTTTAGATGTAATAGAACTATCCGGTTTTGTTAGTTGTGAGCATATGACGCCTTCACTCTTAATAAATTTGTATAATCTATCATGCTCAGGTTTATTCAATAAATTTAATATAAATTCAATCTTTTCCTTTTGATTAATTTTATTAAATATTATATCAGTTTTATTCAATCCATTTACAATAACAGGAATGCGATTATATGAATTGATAATATCTTCTGGATTAATTACTTCTAAATTCTGTATACATGCTGGATTTACAAATAATTTTTTCTTAGTTGTGTTATATTTATTTTTACCGAATGGATTTTTATAAAATTCATCGTATTCCTTTATAGCATCTATAGATGTTCTATATGGTCCTGTTTTATGTCCATTCAAAATATCTTCTTTCCAATAACCACTCATTCTACCTGGCAACCCTTGAATTTGAACATTTGTATCATAGCTATTACCACATTTTTCATGTGTAGCTCCAATCTTTTTTTTCCAATCATTTGGAATTAGATTGGCGCGACGATAAAACCCTTTAATAGCTATAACAGTATGGTTTGTTATATTATTAAATATATTTGATAGGTCATCTGTACTTATTCTATCATCAGATGTATGATTTAAAAATCCTATATTATTTTTAATACAAGCATTAGATATAAAATCCTTGTTTTTTTCATCAGTTCTAATAATATGAACTCTAAAGTCTGAACCATAATTATCCAAAATATCTTCTTTTATCCATTTTTCTGCGCTTTCATCATCGTTGATTTGATAATACTCTTTAATTATACCAAGATCTAAAAACTCCTTATGTCCTATATAATTATCAGGGATAGTCATAAAGTGTGTGAAATGCTTATTCCCCCACTTAAATAAATCATGTAATTCATTTATCATGGTTGCTGAAACAAATACGAAACGAATATTATTTTCTTCCATATATTTTATATCTAATATTCCACTTTTTTTTAATAACTTATGTAATTTTTGATCTTCCTGATCACCACAATCAATCTCATCAATTATAATTAAAGCATTCTTAATATTTTTTAGTTTATTTTTTAATTGCTGTAATTTACCATGATGAAAAACATTATTCTCAAAACACGAAGGAATCTTCTTTTTCATATCATCTTCCCATGATTTATTACTCATTCCTGTGATAAAGTATATATTATCTCTATGTATAATAAAATCATTATCAGGGTGTGTACTCATATGTTTAGCTAATTCAATCATAAGCCCATCCATACCAACCTTTGTTTTTTTAACGATACTAATAACTCTTACTTCACCTTTATGAAATTTATTACATATTATATTAGCATCTTCAATTTGATTGGGATATATATATTCAGATCCATATTTAACATCGCCTTTAATATATGATTCCCTATTCTTCTTTTTAGCACTCTGATAATCATTAAACACTATCTCTCTATTTAAGTCAAGAATAGAATTTTCTATAACAGATTTATACATTATGAATTTATATACATGTTAAATCTTTTATATCAATTTTTTATAAAATTTTAAAAAACTACAAAAAAATAATATAGGGTTATAGTAATAAATAAAGTAATGTTCAAAGATATATCGCAGTTTGATAACATAGATGATTATTTACCAATAATAACAGCAATCCTTATTGTTGAAATCATAACAATAATCTTATCATTTACTAATATTACAGAAAGCAAATTTTTAAAGGTCTGGTACAAAGACTATAAATTATATGCTGTATTAGCAGATGTATCCCTGATATTTTTAGGTTTTGTAATTACGAGGGCATTATACCCCTATGTATTTGATGAGTTTTCAATCATTAATTTCATATTATTGATGGTTGTTATACAAGCCATACATGACATATTATTCTATTTAATGATTACATCAATTCCAAAAGGCGCTAATAAGATTATAGACATCTTAAAGGATTATGCTGATGAAATATCATATTGGGCTATTCTTGGAGATAGTATGATGATGATTTCATCTGCGCTGATTGCCGCATATATTGCGTATTTTGAAGTGAATACTAATATAATTATATTCGCATTTTTAGTATATATTTTACAATTTATTCTATATACTTATTAAAAATTAAAAAATGATTGATTACACTTAAATATATATTAAGTTAAATTACAGTACATCAATTTAATAATGTATGAATGTGTGATGGTCGAAAATGTTCACGAAAGTATTTATGATGTATGCGAAAGTATCTATAAAAATATGCGGTATTGTGAGTGTAATACAAACAGTAAACATTTACTTGTTGTAGAAGACTTGATTAATTTTATAGATGACCGCTTGAATACTATATCTAAATATGATATTAATAATATGCTTGTATGGTATGGGATTGATAATGCTGTCAAGAAGTATGATGAGTATTATTTGCTTTCAAATATAGATGTCCGCAACTTTTCAAAATGTCTTATAACATTTCTTGTACTACTGTCGTTTAACGTGGTTGAACGAAGAGAATGAATTAACAATAGTTATTGAATAGATCGATCTATTATAATATATTCTTCACCGTCTAAGCTATAGTCAACGTCACTATTATCACTTGTTTCTGCGCTATCGATAATCTTATGGCTATCTCTACTATCTCGAATGTCGCAAATGTCTAAATTATTTAGTTCGTTTATATTTTCCGATACCATATCATTTCTATTTTTATCATTTATCTTAGAATTGATAGATGGCACATTATTTATATTAACAAAACTATTATTAATTTTGATTAATCTCACACCTTTTTTCGTCTTATATATTTGAAACTCTTTACAGTTATACATATATTTTTCATTCGTTAAAGTTTTCTGGGATCCCATACCTATATTAAATATTAATTTTTATATACATATAAATACAACAAGTAATAATATATCTAATATATTACATATATGACAGACAAAACTTTTGGATTTATTATTCTAAGGCATGTTAACAGTAGCATAACAAATACTTATTGGATCCGATGCTATGATAGTATTCGAAAGTATTATCCTGAAAATACTATTCTTATCATAGATGATAATAGCAATCAAAATATTATACATAGTAGAGGCAAAGAGAAGATTTTATACAATACCCATATTATAAATAGCGAATATCCTCAGAGAGGCGAATTGCTTCCATATTTTTATTATTTAAATAATAAACTCTTTGACATAGCTATCATAATTCATGACAGCGTATTTATAAATAAATATATACCCATAGAAGATATACAGGTTGATAAGTATAACTTTTTATGGGATTTTGAGCATGACTGGGATCAAGAGGGAGATGAATTGAGAATTATTGAACGGTTTAATAACAACAAAGAGCTAATAGATTTTCATAATAATAAGAATTTATGGAAAGGATGCTTCGGATGTATGAGTATCATAACGCATGATTACTTAACTTATATAAATAGCAAATATGATATTAGCAAAATATTAGACTCTGTATTAACCAGATATAATCGTTGTTCTTTTGAAAGAGTAATAGCATGTATGCTCCAATTGAATGGAAAATGTCAGGCATCTAAGTCAGTCTCATCATCAGCCTACTCATTATTAGGTAATATTCATTCGTATTGTCCTTGGGGAGTTAATATTAATGAAACAGATAAATACTCGCATTTGCCTATAATAAAGGTATGGACTGGTAGATAAGGTATAATACATAATACAAAAATTTTCATAATATATGATGACAAAACTCGGTTGTATAATTAAAATTATTTATTTTTGCTCCCATCTAAAATATAAAAATTGATACTCTTTTCTAACTCATATAAAGAATAAGTAAGTTATATATACAATAATGAACGTCCTCCTCGCTAAGAACTTTAATGTCGACAAGCTCAAGTATTCGGAACTCAAGGTTATGAAGTCCGGAGCTAAATCAGTCTACATTAATTATGGTGGAAACAAGGTGAATCTTCAAACGCCTATTCTCAACATTCCTTATGGTGTGAATGATAATACGCAGTTTATTAAGAAGGATGAGAACCGGAAGGATGAGGAACGTAAGTATGATGTAACAGTATCATTCAAGGGTATGGAAGAAAATCCTAAAATTCAGCAATTTCACGACAAGATGAAGGAATTGGAGCAGAAGATTATTGATGATGCGTTTGCTAATCGTCTTGCTTGGTTTAAGAATAATTATAATGGAAGTAAAGACTTTGTATCTGCTATGTTTACTCCTATTGTTAAACACGATAAGGATAAGGTAACAGGTGAGATTGCCAATAAATATCCTCCTACTTTCAAGGCAAAGATTCCTTATAATTCTTCTGAGAATAAGTTTGAGTTCGACTGCTATGATATGGATAATAACGAGATCAATTTTAATGATATTGTTGCGAATCTTAAGGGTGGAAAAGCGCAGTTTATTATTCAATTGAGTGGTATTTGGTTTTCTGCTGGTATCTTTGGATGTAGCTGGAAGATTGTATCGGCTAAGTTTCAACAGATCAATATGTCAAAGATTACCTTTGTTGCTGATAGTGATGATGAAATGAATACTGCGAATGATGAAGATGATGATGATGATATTTCTGTAGATAATGATGTTATCGCAAAGATTTCGCAAAAGCAGCCTGAAAAGAAAACTCTTGTTGAAAAGCAACCTGTTGTTGCTCCTGTAGCTGCTTCAAAACCTGTTCATAAACCTATTCCGCAAGAAGAAGAAGATGACGAAGAAGACGACGATGAAGAAGAAGATGATAATGAGCTTGATAATGTCGAAGAAGGAGACGAAGGTGGTGAAGAAGAGGATGAAGAAGAGGAAGTAGTTATTCCTGTAAAAGTTGAAGAGCCAGTAAAACCAGTACCTGAAACAAAGACAAAGAAGGTCGCTGCTAAAAAGAAGTAAATATATAGAATGAATTGTAAATCGCAGATTGAACTATAGATTGCCGTAGATAGAATTGTGTATATATTGTATATTTGAATTATTTTTATATTTTTTATATTTATAATATAAAAACGATAATGCCTACAATAATAGACATGATTAATCTTCCAAGAGGCAAAGCTTCTTCACATTCATAATCAATCAAATCAATATTATTAGATATTAGTTTAGCTATCATGTCGAGTATTTTGTATGCGATAGGAAGGGATAAAAGGGCAAACAATAGGGATACATATACGGCCGTTTTAAACTTACAAATATAAATGTCGAGAAATCCTTTTGACTGCTCTGTGTTCTGATTTCTTTCAGCAGGTATATAAAGAAAATCTGGAGTATTCTTTATTAAATTATTATTATAACTACTCATTTACATATATTCTACATAATAATATAATAAGAAATTATTACTTGGATTAATTGTAGAACTTGGCGAACTCATTAAACTCACCGAGCTTGATAAACTTGCTATATTATCAATTTCATAATTTGTATTTGATAAATTCCCTTGATCGTTGATATTATTTACCCGATTATTTAGAAGATCGTCTCCTATATCAAAGTTATATTCACTAATACTATGACTACTCGCAATCTCATTAGTGTATTCATTATTCATGTTAATATTCATGTTAATATTCATGTTATTATTAAGGTTATTATTAAGGTTATTATTAAGATTATTATTAAGATTATTATTAAGGTTATTTATATTGTTATTGTTCATCATAGTAGATATAAATGATGTGAAATTAGATAAGGATGATATGTATGAAGGTGTTTCATATGTTGATAACCATTCTGGGATATTATTATAAAAGTCATTAGAACATAGGGCAAGTGATTTCATAAAATTACAACATAATATATATAAATCATTATTACATTCGTTGAATAATTTGATGGTTTCTTTACAGAAATCAAATATGAAAGTATCATCGTTGATATTTAAAAAATACCTCTTACTTTCTTCAATATTATTTGAAAAATCTCTAAATAATTTAATACATTTTAGAAAATCTCTTTTGGTCATCTTTTTAAACCATTCAGGATTATTATAAAAACCCCTCCTTTCAATCTCTATAGATAAATCAGTATAAGCATTCATATCAGTTGTCCATCTACAATCATCTGATTTTTTTGTAATATTATTATATTTTATTTTCATATATAATCTCCAAACAACCTTGTCATTCAATAATTCACGTGTATAAGGATTATACGGGATTACATTATCCCTATGGCATTTTCTTACAAAATATTCGAGTTCTATAATATCAAATGCGTAGGTTCCTTTAACATCTTTAATAGTAAATAATTTGCGTGGATGTATATCATTAATACTTACAAGACTAAATACATCATCTTCATTTAAATATTTTGTATTATTAGAATTATTAGCATTACCATTACCATTACATAACATCTTATATTTGATAATATTTTGAAATTCATTCAACACATTTATATTACATTTTTTACTAAATAGATGGGTATTTCTATTTAACAGATATATCTTTGTATATATATTATCGACCGTTTTTGCTGCTTTTGCTGCTTTCTTTTTAATACTAATATCATTAATACTATAATTATCAATATACTTTTTATAAATATTACTTAGCTTATCAACCGGTATCATTTTAAGTAAATCAATAAACAAGATATTTATAAATATGTCATAGTTTTCTGTAGTATTTTCTAATATGTATATATATATATTGTAAATATCATAAAAGGTCGGCTCATAATTATCTTCCAGTATATTAAAAAATATTTTACATAAATGTTTCTTCTTAGAATGTATATGATGACAGCAATAGAATGAGTTTTTAATTGCTGTTTTATTACATATATGAAAACATTTTTTTTTCCTATATATACATCTTATTTTTTGTTCCATAAAATTTATAAAAATAATTTATATCTAATTAAATATAATAATTTATATTTATATGTTTCAAGGGTTTGTTCTAAAATGAAAAATAATATATAAAAGACAGATTTATTATTATATATAAAAATGGATAAAAACGTAGATGACATCAATAGTCCTCATTTTATTTTAATAGAAAACATGAAAGATTATAAATATGAACACTGTGTTGGTAATTTATATATAGACAAATATGAAGAACCTTCCAGCCTATTTAAGGCCGAAAAAACATACTATTGGGTATTTGATTCACCAGGTGATTTTGCTCTTGGACACTGGATATTCGAAAGTTTTATATTCATCCACATATTGATTGGTTTGAATGAGAAGGTTCCTAATATCAAAGTTATGACCAAGAATCATAAGAAATATGTTAAAAGTATGCTACGTTTTTTTGAAATCAATAACGAGATAGTTCACGAAATAGATAATTATAACAATCACACTTTTTTCCCAAGAGTTTACTCTATAAATACTTCACAAAATATTGAAACAGACGAATATTATAATGTATATCTAAACCTATATATTAATCATATTCAAAACAACATCCCAATTATACAGAACATCAAAACAGTCTTTTTACCAAGAAACGATACAGATAATTATTTACCTAATGATAGAATAATAAGTAATGCTGATAAAATAAAGGATATAGTTATAGATAATGGAGGGATGGTTTTAGATACATACAGATTAAATAATATTAAATATCAATATACAATTATTAATAATGCTGATACAATAATATTAGATTACGGGTCTTCATTATTCTTCAACTGTATATTCTTAAAAAATAAGAAGATCTATGTAATCGACAATCAAGACAAAATTTATACTCAGGTTGGTTTCGGAATTAACAAGCTTCTATATAACAGAATCATTAATAATAATGAGGTTCATATTTTAAGATCTGATGACCCCTCTATATTTGATGAGATTACTAAATAGATAGGCAAGTAGCAAGACATAAGCATCCTATAAATTAGCAGGTAAAAGAAGACCAGCATTAACATAACTGTAATAATCATATAATTTATCCTTGAGAATGACGTATTTTTTACCGTTCTTCAATACAACCCGTCCTCTATCTTTCCTTATATGCTGTTTATTTTTAAATTGTAATATTTTTTTATCAAGACTAATATTATTCGTATATGATAGTTCATTATCGTTAACATTTATAGGCCAGCTATAGCATTTATATCCATTAGACATGGGGTTATTGACATCCGACTGGATTACACAATCTAATGAAGCGGCTTTTAACATTTTTAAGAATGAATTGACAAGACCCTCTTTGCTTTTGGCAATATTATAGATATGCTTATCAGTCGAAACCTCCTTATCTTTGCTTCGTAATGTAGGATTTTCAGTCAACTGTTTCTTCGTAAAATTCATTAAATATGAGAAAACTTGGACATTCTGGTCTTCAACCGGCAAAGATTTGTGGCTACATGTTCGCACAGCACGCCCAATAACCTGATCTATTCTTACAGAGTTCCAGAAATATTCAGTTATTAATACACGTCTTACATTTTTTAAAGATATACCTTCAGCGCCCGACTGTGTAATCATCATAGCCTTCACAATTTTTCCATACATCTGCTCCTTATCGATATTTAAATGCTTCAATTGCTCCTGTATAACTTTTGGTAGCGCCTTGCTATTACCGTTAAATATATTCATAAGGATGTTTGTTTTAACCCTATCCGAATTAAATACAACGTATCTCTTATTATCATATATTTCATCAAATACATCTATATCATCAATCATATATCCAAACTCTTCATTATTTACTATATTTATCTCAGCATATCCTTGTCTATTTAGAACCTCTTTAAATATACCAAGACCTTCAATCATACGAAATTGCGAATATATTAACACACTTCCAGGCGACGTATTAAGATCCTCGTACATTTGCGCAAATTTAGGGCTATAAAGTTCACGCAATTTATCAATTTCTAAATAATCGTTTTTAACTAATTTATTCATAGCCTCCTCTAATTGCTCCCCATATGCCGCTACAACATCCTTGTTTAGTTGTTTGGCAGCTTTGCCATCATCTGCGTCAGCTTCCGCTATATCAAGATCATCACTATTATCGCTATCGACATTAACCATTTCTTTAAGCTCTTTTTTCATAAGTACCCTAACATCATTAGGGAATATGCGATTAATTTCATCAGGGAACGCAAAATTACATACCATCCTACTAAAAGCCCTATAAACAGAACCAATATCATCAGAACCGCCTCCTTTGCCTTTAAAAAGCTTCTTTCGATCATCCATCCTTATTTCAACCAAACGAACTTCTAAATATTTTTTGATTTGATGGTCAGACATAAAAAGTTCTCGTGATATAGAAGGAAGCATCTTCGGAAATAGATCAGATCCGGTTGTTTTGTAATAACTGATTGTGCCAAGTATCCTTCTTTTAAATAAATCCTCGTTTTTGATGGTTATGTTTTTATCATCACGACCACCTGTATCATCTATAAATAATTTATTAAAGATCACTTTGTCAGTAGGCAGAGCTTCATTATTAATAACTTTGCTTTTTACAGATAATTTAACGAGGTCTGCTTTGTTCAAAGTTTCTGCTACTTTTTTAATTAAATCTTCTTGACTGAATGTCCATGTCTCCTTTGTAATTGTTGTGCTATTGTCATCTATTCTTTTAAAATTATCAGGTATTAATGTTATAGACATAGTAGTTTCATTATAATCAATATGATCTATATAACTATATAATTTCTTTTCTTGTAAATGCTCAGTAATCGCCTTCAAATCAGGAACTTTAGATTTCTTTAACAAATCTATATTATATTCTTTTATTGGTCCTCTTACAAGATTAATTAAAGTCGCTATTTCATAAGGTTGATTTATTATAGGTGTACCTGATAATAGGATCATTTTTGTGCCTTTAGCATTCATCATGTGGATATATATGGATTTTGCCAACCTCGATCCATTCACTATTCTACTTATGAAGTTATGTATTTCGTCAATAATTATGAAGGCGTTATCAAAGGGTTTTGCGCCTAATTCTTTTATCATTTTCTCAGTAAGCCCGTTGTAATTTATGAAAGTATATCTGTTTCTAAGTATATGATTAATATAAATGTCAATCTCAGCACGATATTTGCTGTCTTTCGCATCACTCGAGTTATAGCGTACCTTCTCTATTATAACTTCTGCACCTTCAATATCATCCTTATATAAGGGAATCCAAGCTAATCCATTCTTTTTAACAAACTTATCAGTTATAGCATATTTTGCGGTTAGCTCTTTCATCATCTCAACGGACTTCTTATTAACTTTTATTTGCGTCCATGTTTTTTTGAGATCACGTCCAATCTTTGAGGCTATTAACAGTTCGTTTTCATAGTTTTGTGATAAGGAGGCTGGAGTCATTATTACTATTTTTTTAAGATTTACATATCCTTCAGAAGCTGCTATAGAAGCAATTGATTTACCTGAGCCTAATTCGTGATATAAAAGTATACCTCTATAAGGACTGTCATATTGCATGTAATCTTTAACAATTTTTTGCTGTCTCAAAAGTTTTATATAGTTTTCCTCTAATTCACAAGTATCGTTAGAGCATTTACACGCAGCTGGCGCAGGAGCCGCATCTTTTTTGCTAACATACTTAGAAGGATTGAAAGTATTATATATCTTTTTATTATATCCTATGCGATTTGGTAAAACCCAATCGTTAGGTTTTACTATAATATCCATATCTTCTATTATAATAATTCAAATTAAAAAAATAATTTATAAAAATAAAAATTTAAAACATTTATCTTTGTATCGCTTAAGCTGATTGTTGCGCTTGTTGCGCTGCTGCCGCTGCTGCCGCTGCTGCTGCGTTAGCTTTTATGAAAGGTTCTAAAATATTAACAACACGTTTCATACCTATCTGAATTGATAACTCTACCATTTGGTCACATAGTAATATAATAGCTATTCCAATTATAAGAAGGATAGATATATTAAAAATAGCATTATAAATATAATTATTATCTGATTTTTCTTGAGATTTTTCTATAGGTTTATCAGCAACTTTCTCGACAACTTTCTCGACAGGTTTCTCTGGAGTTTTAAATCCACCGGGACCCGTATTAACAGGAGGTATTACAGGGTCAGCAATAGAGGTTTTATTATAGCCGCTGCTATTCATGCTACCGTTATTAATTTTATCTTCAATACTTTTTAAATATGCGATAGCCTCATCTGCGCTCTTTTTTTCTTCTGGAGTTAAATTATAGCTACTGTTATTTAATAGATTATTTCCATTTTTAAGAACAGCATTACTGTTAGTATACTCGGAAGTATCATTATTTGTATAGGGTTGTTTATTAGAATTGGGCATATATGAGTTGGAATTATATTTAACTTCATCATTTAGGTTGCTAATATTAAAATATTGCTCTAAATCTTCATCATAATAGGGCATTACATTATCAGAACTCTTGAGACTATTAAACAGATTTTGTGAAGGTAGAAGAGGAGCCTGAGAGGATGTTTGTGGTTGCGAGAGTTGTAGATTATTATTGTTATTGGTGTTGCTTGCGTTTACGGAATTGACTCCGTTAACACCGTTGACTCCGTTGGCTGCCAAGTTATTATTATTGATACTTGAAGGTATATTATTCATCATGTTGTTCATATTATTATTGGCATTTGTATATACATTCATGGCTTCGTCGTGTTCTCTTTTACATTCATTAGATATAGGTATGTTATAGGTCGGTGCTTGTAATGGCGAACAAGAACTTCCGTGATTATTAGGATAATCTGAAAGTTTGTTAGAGCTTAATGCTAATTTGCTTGTTTCAACAAATGAAGGGCTGGTATTAGAAGGGCTGGTAGATGATCCGTTGCTTTTATTAGATTTGTTAGATGGTCTGGATTTTCTTTCAAAAGTATCTATATTGTATGCCTCTTGTAATGTTGAATAATTCATAATTATTTATATACTTCTATTATACAAAATGAAAAGAAAAATTAAAATTAAAATATTTATATAATATAATTGTAAAGAAGAATATGGAAAACAACATAAATATAGAGGATATATTTAAAGGCTTATTGACTGGATTCTTTGCTTCATATTTAATAATACTTGGGATGCGTCCAGCCGCAATTTATCCTGATAATATCTTAGATATTATAGATAATCCTTGGATATTTCTGATATTATTTATAATTAATTATTATGTATTAACTTGGGACATTACGATAGGCTTATTGCTATTTTTAACATTAATCGCATTAATACTCGATATTATCATATTTACTGATGGTGATTTTCTAAAAGATAATATGATTACTCTAAATAACACTATATACAATTTAGGAAATGAAGATAATAAGGAGATTACAAGCGTTCGTGAAGCTATACCGGCTAAAGGTTCGGGTTCGGGTTCGGGTTTAACTACAGAAAAATCATACAAGGATATTAATGATATTATTCTTGGTAAGCTAATATATTATAATAAAATGGCAGAAGATACGGATACTATTAAATCATCAAATGCGTTCCTATAAAAATCTTATCAAAAAATAGATTATGTCATTTTCAGTAATACCTGGGATAAACGGAGTAGCAACAATTGAACCCTTGTCTATGATTTTTTTAATTCTTGTACAAATAGGTGGAAGATATCTAAAAATAGAGCTAACGCCCGCACAGCAAAAAATAATAAATAATGTTGTTATTCAATCTATTATATTGTTTGCTATTATTCTTATGGCGACAAAAAATATAGGAAATAGTCTTATAATTGTCTGTTTTATATATCTATGTGTTAATATATTATTTAATGAAAATCACAAGTATAACATATTATCTAAGAAATGGCTGATAGAAGAGAACATTATATCAAACAGCAACTATAAATCTTTAAAAGATATATATCTTAAAAACATATCAACTATTATATAAATAATAATAGCAACTATTATATAAATAATAATATCAACTATTATATAAATAATAAATATCTTCTATAATATAATTACAATAATTACAAGATATGAAAAAATTAAATAATACCTTTATGATTGACAAAAAAGACCACGAGAATGCTTCTACTATGATGGAGAAGATCTTTAGTGGCAAAGAAGATGACAACATGTTTAGTGATGTATATCGTATTATTGAATGGAAAATGAGTGATTGGTTTATTAAGAAGGGGGTTAAGCAGAAGAAAGAGGATATCTATATTTATGTTGATTCAATCCCTGACTATTTCAAGGCATATACTGAAGAAAACGATAAGTATCTACGTATTTGTATTAAACATAAGCTTAAAGTCGATAAGGATGGTTATAAGAAGCTCAAGAGTCGATTTATTATTAAGAATTTTAAAAAAAGTTATAAGACGCTTATAAATGGACTTGATTTAATTAAAATAATAAATTATATGGAAATAACTGATGTTCCTAATACAAAGCTCGTTAATATCAATATAGATACAAGTATCAATATATTTCTCCCTCTAAAAGATGAGTTTGAGAGTTATATTGTAGAAATCTTTAATACCATTAATGATAATTTTAAGAAAAAGTTATCAGAATAATTGCTTCGCATATTGCCATATAAAAAAATTGATTAATATATTTTATTTTTACTATTAATATATATACTATATTAACAAGCATATTAATAGTATATTAACTATGACTGCTAACATTAATGAAGAATGTTTTAGCAATCTGTCATACAATCTTACAAAGATTATCAAAAAAAAGGAAAAGCAAGATAACGGTATATACTTTACACCTCCTAAAACAATTGTTAGATGCCTGGATATATTATCAATACATAGAGCAACTACAACATTTAATAATATTCTCGAACCTTCATGTGGCTCTTGTGAGTTTGTAGATAAGATTAAGAATTATTATCCTACAGCTACTATTACAGGCGTTGAATATAACAAGACAATTTATGATAATATTAAGAATAAATATGATAATAATAGTGATAACATTAAAATAGTAGAAGCAGACTTTTTAAAAACCACGTATAATGAGAAGTACGATTTGATAATTGGGAACCCACCATATTATGTCATTAAAAAAGCAGATGTTGATAAACAATACTATAACTATTTTGAAGGTCGCCCTAATATATTTATATTATTTATTATTAAATCTCTCTCGCTATTAACTGATGACGGGATACTATGTTTCATATTGCCTAAAAGTTTCTTAAACTGTTTATATTATAATAAAACCAGAAAACATATATATGATAATTATCTGATATTATCTATTATTGAATGCGATGATAACTATATAGATACTGAACAGCCTACAATAATATTTATAATTCAGAAGAATGACAGTATGGACAGCAGAAGAGAGAATGACAAATATATATTAAAACATTTGGCAAATGATTACATCATATTTTCAACATGTGAAGTTATAGAGAGGTTGAATGAATTATATATTAACGCAACCACATTAAATATTTTGAATTTTAAAGTATTTGTAGGAAATATAGTGTGGAATGAAAATAAATCTTTGCTTACAGATGATCCTCTAAAAACCCGTTTAATATATTCGACAGACATTATAAACAACGCTTTAAGTATAAAAAACTATACAAATAATGAGAAGAAAAACTATATAAATAAAAAGGGATCAACCGAGTCATTATTAGTTATTAATCGGGGTTATGGAGTTGGTAATTATAACTTCGAGTATTCGCTCATTAATTGTGAGTTTACTGATGGATTATTAAATATAATAGAATATTTGATAGAAAACCATTTAATTTGTATTAGGTATGAAGGGCAGGCTGACGCTGATACTGAATTAATTGATAAATATGTTCAAATCTATAGATCATTTGGTGATGAGAGAACTGTTGAGTTTATTAAGCTTTATTTTGGAAATAGCGCAATTAATACAACAGAACTATCTAACATACTCCCTATATATTTGTGAGTCTACGAAGTCTACGAAGTCTACGAAGTCTACGAAGTCTACGAAGTCTACGAAGTCTACGAAGTCTACGAAGTCTACGAAGTCTACGAAGTCTACGAAGTCTATGGAGTCTATGAAATTTGAAATGCGGGGAAAGCTACACCATTTCCATTCTTCCACCTAAGTAATATTTTTATATCTTTACCTTCTTGTGTTTTAGCAACGAATTTGTTTTTTTTATTTTTACATACTGTATAACTAACAATTGTGTACTTGCGTGGGTCAACGATTTGCTTATGAAACTTCCCATTTTTATAGAGCATATATATCTTAGCATTTTGCGAACTTATCAAATATTCATTAAGCAAATCTATATTTAGAACTGTTGTTGACATAAAGGTAATAATACTTTCTTTTGAAAGCTTGTTAGCAAGTTTATAGAATTCTATATCTTTTGGGTTGCCTGTATATTTGCTGCTTTTTTTACAACCATTATCATATATATCTTTATATATTTTCATACATTTTGGTGAAGGGCTGTTAATTTCTTGTAGATATGTAAGTTTATCAGGGAAAACTAAATCATCACGGAGAGATTTTAATTTGGGCAAATAATTATCATAGTAATACTCTTCATATGAGGATTCCATGTACTTGCTTGGGTTGTAAGGGGATACAAATTGTGGTGCTTTAGAAACACTATTCGCATTAAACTTCAGCTCTATATTATATTTTACTGATTCGCAATTGATTTCGAAGTCATAGTTATATTTTCTACCACCTTTATGTATCAAAGTAATATCTTTTTTAATATTTATATTCAACTCATGCTGTATGTAATTGAAGATGGCATCTTTGATATTACTCCATCTTCTTGAAAACTTATAGTATTTTGTAAATGGATTATCAACATCCATTCGAATCCTTGTATTATCAATAATGCTCGCAATAATATTTTCTCGTTTTTTATTATTAGCGTCATTCATATTTTTAGAACATACGTTGAATACGTTTATGTCCCTATAACAGATGTTTTCATTCTTATATTGGATTACAGATAGACTTCTGATATTATGTAAGTAATTCAACAAGACTTGTCTCAAAAGCATTCTTTGTTATCTAACACATATAAGAAAAGATATAAATCAATTTTTACTCAGTCCAGAACAAAAAGATATAAGGATAACACGATATATAGGTATAGGGGCGTGAAATAGTAAAATCAAGGGGTGCGTGGTGTATATGCGTATACATGCGTACCCTGAGATCGCTCATCACAATATATATATCTATATACATTTATGCTGCTATAGCTCAGTTGGTTAGAGCACTCGGCTGTTAACCGAGTTGTCGCAGGTTCAATCCCTGCTAGCAGCGTTTTATTTTTCTTTAATATATTATTTCATTATAATATATATATAATAGTGAATAATAGTTAGCATTATCATGTCATAATTAATATCATTATAACATTATAAAAAGTATGAAATTATAAATATAAGAGATTTATTGAATATATATAATTTTTTTGATATTATCTAAATCTTTTTTAAGATTCTTTATTTCATCTTTTAGAACCTTATTTTCTTGCCTTAGTTCTTTGATAGCTTCTACGAATACTGCTCCTAATCTTTCATAACAGATTGTAAGATATTCTTCGCCACTCTTAGAAACAATATCACCACTCTCAATATCTTTCATAGAATCGAAAGGTGCTATTTTAACAATCTCTGGAACCACCTTTTTAACATCTTGAGCACTCAATCCAATCTCATTATCATATAAGAAGCCTAATTGAAGTGCCTTGTCATTAGGGACATAATGGAATCCTTTTAAACTATCTATAATATTAAGAGCACCTGTGATATTTGAGGTGAATGTTTTTAGCCGGTCGTCTGAATAATATGAACGAATATAGCCAGTCGCATGAATATTTCCTATAATCTCCAAACGTTGCGTTGGTGGTATATCAAGAGCTGTTTCCGTATTATTATTACCTATAAGCATATTACCTGTTTTACTGAACTTTAAGAGATTTGCGCCTTTGTCTTCAATCTTAAATATATACTTTTCATTATCTGTCAGATTGTTTCCATCTGTGTTATTAATTAATATATTTTTTGTATATACTTTGTTTGTAGCTATTAAGTTTGTCATTTCTACTGAAGTATTTTCATTAAGACTGTTGCTTGTAGCATTAATTTTCCATAATCCCACATTAGTACTAATCTCATTTTCGAATGCTTCGAATGGTGAAGTACCGGTTCTAAGTTTTAAAGCGGCGACACGGATTCCTGTTAAATCATCTAAGCGTAAATTTGATATAGCATAATCAATAACAACATTCTTAATATCTACACTATTAATTCTAAAATTTCCATTAGATGTATTGATATCACCTATCACATCTAAATTAAACTGAGGATATCTTGTATTTACACCTATAGAACACATTATATCATTTGCTAACCTAACATCATTCGGGAAATATATATTACTACTTCCTGTATCTTCATTCAAAAACCAAACTGCATTCTCATCCTTTCTTATCGTCATGAACCCATTAGAAGTATTAAAATCTCTACCTGAAGGCATAACAAGTCCAAAGCTATTTGATGTAGCATTAAATACACCTAAATCATTATAATTAAAGTTTCTTAGTATATTGTTGGCATCTGTTAAATATATATTTGAATTTCCTAATCTCAAAGTATTTACATCTAATGTTCTAGTATTTATATTAAAAGTAAAATCTGTGCTCGTTTTCATAGGCTCCGTATCATCATTTCCGAATGGTATACGTCCTGTAGGAATACTTGTCAGTCCTGTTCCTCCACGACTAACTTTTACAAAACCAGCAAGAATATCAGCACCGTCTAATGATCCTCTGAACTCTGGAGCACGCAGAATACCTCTTTCAAATCTGAAACTATCATAGGTTTGATTAATACTATTATTAAGCCCACCATATAATATAGCACCTGTAATAATATTACTTAATCCTGTTCCACCATTATCAGTCTCAAGAACGCCAAGAGTAATATTACTGGCATTTATATTATAGATATTACATCCTTCACCAAATATTCTCTGAGCTCTTAAAGAGCCTTCGATATCTAATAAATGGAATGAATTAGATGTGGTGTTCTCTACATTAACTGTTCCTATAAAAGTGGTCTTTCCATATATTTGTGTGCTATTATTGCTAAATATAGGGTGTGTATAATTTATTTTCAAATTATTACTATTATTTTTTCCGATGCCAATAATATTGGAAGTATATAATAAATTGCCAACAGTAATATTGCTTGATACATATAAATTACTGCTAATATACTCACTATCACTAATATATAAATTACCTACAATATATAGATTGCTATTTATGCGTGTCTCGCCATTAATATCTAATAAATAATCAGAACTTGGCTTGTCATTATTAATACCAATATGCTTTGTATCTGTTATTGTTAAATAGCTGACGTCGTTATCTGTCAAATAATTGGTATTACTACCATATTTTATTTGATATTTTTTATCTAATGTAGAAACAGTCCAGCCCATTTACATAAACTCTATATATATAATTTGTTATTATTTTTTAAATATAAAGTATTACCTTAAATAATAAATATATATAAATAATAATTTCATATAATATATATCGTAATTGTATATTGTATATAAAATGCGGCAACCATTATTTACAAATCATGATAAATATCATCTTCACAAGATTCTTGGCTTTGGATGTTTATTTAACTTCTTTTTGCGTATTTATTGGTTAGTTGTGTTTGGTTCCATGTATATATATGCTGATTCACAAACATCTCTATTAATTCCTATAGCGCATTTAACATTATCATTATCATCTATTATATTTCAAGTTCCACAAACAAGGTTAAATTCTAAAATTATAATATGGAAGGAATTACAATTACACAATATGATTTTTACTTCACGGAGTGCGATTATAATGATATATAGTATAATATGTATTCGTAATAATATAAATATAAATAGCAAATATTATTATTTGTATCAGATTGGTAAACTTGCTTTAATAATATTACATCATATGTTGGCAGATTATATTACTTTGAAATATAATATGAATGAAAAAACAACAACACGAGATATAAACTGGGAGAATATCTCTGATAATGTTAAAAGTCTTGTTAAAAAATACTACGCAATCTGTCAAATATTAGCAATCAACGCACTTATCTTAACAGATAATGAAAAATTTGGTTCAGGTGCTATTGAATCAGCTTTCTTAATTATGTTTCCCATACAACTATCAACATTCTTAATGACCCTTGTAAGGAAATCGATTATTTCTAATATTAGCTGGCATATATTCTATGGCTTATCATTATTATCACCATTCCTTATTGTAATAAATACGATAAACGGTGCTACTGAAAGTGCTACTGAAGGGAATAAAAATAAATTAGAATTTGCCAAGATATACTTACCAATCCTCTATATAATATTTAGATTAGAATACAATTTTAACAAATATTATTTAATGTTTCATGTATTTACAATCAACATGTATATTCAATATAAAAATAATAATAGAATGATAGTATAAATGTTTATATAGTTTTGCTATTTATTTGCGAGTAATAAAAGAGGTAGGTTAATAAATACCTACTCTTATCAATCTCTGTTAGTTTATCTGTATTCAGTTTAATGTCATTATTAATAGCAAACTCGAATAGGTTTTTTAATAGTTGTAAGTCATCATCAAAGTTATTAGAGGGGTTTGCGAATATATTTAGTAATTTATAATTTGTAGATGATAGCCTTCTAAGAAGACATATGTAATTAAGATTAAAGGTATCGTTATATACACCAATAACGATGCTTGGATTTACAAAACGATATTTGCTTAACCACAAGGTATCTTCAATTATTTTTTGACTACTTTCTTTATTTTCATTCGACCATTTGTAAAATGAGCTATATACATTATTATAATTCAGTACACAGATATTAGAACCACCTTTATTATTGCTATTATTATTGTTAAATTTAAAAAGAGGGGTATTATATGAATAGACTCCTACAACATTTATAAGTAGTAAAAAAAGTTTAATACTTATATTCATAATATATAATAAGATAATTTATGAATTTATTATATTATAATTGCGCTATATTTTTATATATACATATTTAATTTATTAGATATTTATTAGATAAATAATATGAGAATACATGTTCCTAATCACCTCATCATTATATCCATGGGTGTTTTCTTAGCTCTTAATATGTTTGAAAATATTATTCATTTTAGTATTGGAAGAAATATAAAAGAGAAAGATAATCCTAATATAGGAATTGAGTTTCCTGAATACTATGATATAATAAAAATAATGTTTATAATGATTGTCTTCGCATTTCTCCAAGCAATCTTTACATATTACTTTGTAATTAGTGGGTATTAAAGGGTATTAAAGGGTATTAAAGGGTATTAAAGGATATTAATTGACATTTAACGATTTAGACCATAGCCATGATCACCATCATAATAAACACATGGGTCTTTCACATATACACAATCAGTATACTCGGTAGCTCTTAGCCAACAATCGTAATCTTCAGGTATAATAGCCGCAATACTTAAACATCTCATATTATTTATGTTATTTAACAATCCTTTTTCAATAACTACAGAGCTACAAATAACACAATTATGTATCTTGATAAAATCCTTAGTCCATATTTCTGGAAATCCATTATCTAAATAATTAGTTTCTTTATATACATTCTTTAATATATCAATATGCGCTTCAGAATTATATTTACTATATGTTTTATCACTATCATATATTCCATATCCAAATAAACCTTCAGTCGATGACATTTTACACCCTGTTCGCTTCATGGCATTTATTTGTAATTCCAATTTGTCTGGCATCCAAATATCATCGTCATCACAGAATGCTATATATTTTCCTGATGCTACAGTTACTCCCATATTTCTAACATGTCCTACACAAACAAATCCAAATATATCTCTTGAATTGGTTTTAGAATGAATAATATTTATCCCATTATTATCCCAATCATACTCATAATATTCCTTCTCAGATGAGCAATCGTTAATAACAATAATCTCTATGTTTTTGTATGTTTGCGATTTGATAGATTTTATGGCATTCATCAAGAACTTAAATCGATTGAATGACGGTATAATTACACTTACAAGTTCCATTAATATTTATTATATATATATGCGATATTGTTATATCTTTTATGATATATGTAAAAAATATAAAAATAGATAACACATAACCAATAATATATATACAGTTTTTTGCGATTTAGAAGTCGTCATCGTCCTCATCTTCTTCGTCCTCATCTTCTTCTTTGTAAATATACATATATCCTTCTGGTTCTAAATCCATATCCATCATATTGTAGTATGCTTCATCTGCTGTGTATTGATCATTATAATCTTCATACATGTATCCTTCCTTTTCAAATTCTGCCTCTGTCATATAACAAGGAGATGACATCATTTTGATGTCTTTGATTGCTGCTGTTTTGATTTAAAGTCGACTTCCTACAAGGGGCTTTAATTATACTAAAGATAGCCTATAATGTCAATTTTTTATTTAATATATTATTTTTATAACTATTTTATTATTATATATGTAAAAAAATATAAAAATAGATAACATAACACATACAGACATATAATTTTGTTTTGCGATTTAGAAGTCATAGTCGGCCTCCTCCTCGTAATCTTGCGTGTCGATATAGACCTTCCTTATATAACTACCTCCCATACATACGGTACATTCGCTCATACCATATTTAGAGTAGTAGTAGGCATCATCATCGGCTTCTTGATTGTCATATTCTTCATACATATATCCTTCAGGTTCAAATTCGGCCTCCATCATATAACGAGGAGCTGACATCGTTGCTTGGCTTGTTGGCTTGTTGGCTCTGCTTGCTGTTGTTTGGTTGGCTTGTTGGCTTGTTGGCTTGTTGGCTTGTTGTTTGGCTTGTTTTGACTTTAAGTCGGCTTCCTATGCGGGGCTTTAATTATACTAAAGATAGTCTGTAATGTCAATTTTTTATTTAATATATTATTTTTAGAACAATTTTATCCTAATAAGATTTTAATATATATTTTATGTTTTTATATTATAGATATAGATATGTTTAATTATTCAACACAGGCATCCACGTATTTAATTTTGGTAATCATAACGTCTATTATTAATTTAATATGCTATTATATAATCGCAGGCATATGGGGATTCATAGGATATTTATTATTTACTTTGATTACTATACCCCTTATTATTTTATGGATGTATAATATCGATTGTTTAACTACAGGAGATTGTCAAATATGGAGCTGGGTTATAACTGCTTTAACCTTAATATCTGTTATCTCTACTACAGTATTACTTGTTGCTGTTGCTGTGAATCCGTCTCTTAGCAGCGGTTTAACAACAACTACAGTTACAACTACGACTGAATTACCACAACTACCACCACCTAAAATAACTCTACCATCACCAACACCTCCAGCAACTAATACTTTGCCGCCTGTTACAGGCGCAGCACCTGCTGTTGTTCCTCCTCCTGTTGTT